GCTCTTCCGATCTATGACGGGAGGGTGGTTATTTTTTCGACCCCCCCCTATGGTCTGGGTTGATGATTAATCATCTGTATAGATGAGGTCACCATCTGCATCGTATTGTAGCTCTTGTTGTGGTTCGTCGTCCTCTTTAGGAGTTGGGACGTACACAATGTTACCCCAGATGTTGTGCTCTAGGACCTCTGCCTCTGCCAGTGCCCATGCCTCGTCATCGTTCAACCATGGTTGTGCACCTAGCTTGGTGTCGTAGATGCGAGCGAGGTAGCGTTCGAGGTAGTAGCCATGCTCTTCATCCCACTGTCTCCACTGTTCGTACTGGTCTAGTGGTGAGTAGGGGTTGTCACTAGTAGTCAGTGCCATGACTGTATGCTCCTTCCTTAGTGTAGTAGTGGTGGTACAGTGTAGTAGTGTAGTGTGTACTAGACTGTAGTGACTAGGACTCCTTGACATAGCGGTTGATAGTAGAGGTACTAACACCCAGTTGCTTAGCAACCTCAGCATAGGTGTGACCATTCGCTATCATAGCAGCCGCTCTATCAGCCCTAGCTTTAGAGAGTGTAGTAGTAGGACGTGGTGTAGCCAAGCTCTTGAGTTGGTCACTGTCCATGTACTTGATGAGTTCCTGTAGCTTAGTAGTAGAGATAGCATTAGCTTGTATTGCATCCCACTCAATATCAGTAATCTTAACAGGATTTCTGTGTGCACCTACTTCTTCTCGGGCTGCAGTAATTGCTTTAGCTCTAAGCTTCTTAACATCAGCCTTTGATAATTCTTCTCCATTTGCTGTAGCTCTATCCAGTTCACGTTGAATGTTAGAGTTAGCTAGAATCTGTGCTTGTCTTTCTCTAGGTTTATTCAGCTTAGCGAGCTTAACCTTCTCGTTGAGAGAGTTAACTTCGTCTGTATAAATCTTAGCAGCAACAGGACTCTTCTTCGGAGTCTTAATAGATGCAAGCTCTGACTCAGCTTTAGACTGACGAGCTTTAAGATTATTAATATAATCTACATATTCTTTTTCTACAGGAGCAGCCTTCGGTCCAAGATAGACTGAAGCATCCTTGATGACAGAGGTGATAGGTACGTCGATGCCACCACGGTTGACGACCTTCTTCTTACCATTCTTATCAATGATTTCTACATTCTCTCCACCAACTTTTACTGTTTGTTTTCTACGAGATAATACAGAAGATGCACCTAAAGATATACCATCTTTATCTTTATTTAATTTATTTAAATCAGTTACTTTTAATTCTTTTCTTGTACGTTTATCGTAATAAGAAAGTTTATCGTAATCAATTCTATCTACGTGTTCCATATAATTCTTACGAAGTTCTGGAATACGATTTTCCTTTTCACTACGTTTATAGTTAAGCTTATGTTTGTATGCATCGATAACAACCATTGAATGTTTTGTTGCTCGAGCTAACTCTTCATTGGATGCACCACGCAAAGTCATATCAGTAATAAGATTAGATACAATGCCCATTTGTTTCTGTTGATACTCTTTACTGATAGGTTTGAAGGAACCTTCTGGATCTTTGTACTTCTTAGGGTCAAACCCTTTCAACTCCTTGAGCATAGGAGCAGACTTGTACTTACCCTCATTGTTAGGAATAACATAAGCTACGTCACCATCAAAGTCAGCACCTGATAGTTTACCTGCTACCTTTGGATGGATACCGATAGCATCAGGAGAATCACCACCAATTAGTTTCTTACCTGGACCTTTGTTGTTTACAATAAGCTCAGGGATTTCGAAGCGACCAGCGTGTGGATAACGTACCAAGATAACACGAGTACCATCTTCATAACGAGGAGCGAATACTTCATTCTCTTTCATGTTAGGAACTGGTAACAATACATGACCACGGAAACCAGCAGGAGCTGAGGCTTTAATATGTACAGCCTTAGACTCAGTAGTTTGAATATAATCTTCTAATAGTTTACGTTTAACTATAGGATTATCTACCTTCATGATCTCATCGTAGTCTGTATCGTGTTCTTTTAATGTAGCACGTAGACGTTCACGAACAACAGGACGAGGTTGTTTAGCCAAGAATTGTGATGATAATGTCTTAGACCAATCATTCCAATCTCCTTCTTCATTGACAATATTAACCTTGCCGACTTTATAGATAGGAGTTGTAAGTTTGTGACCAATACGTTTCTCTTCAGCAGTGGTTGCAACTTTATCAACAACAGGATTACCTTTCTTATCTAGAAGAGGTGGTTGTCGTTTAACTGCGGCAGAGAACGGGTCGTCTTGATTAATCTTACCATCAATAAGGTTCAATGGTTTAAGTACATCCTCTTTAGGTGTACCTTTCTTCTTGTTCGTGTTAAAGATAACATCGACACCGTCTGGAAACATCTTGTTGTCTCCATAAATAGCCATACCTTTTAGATAGTGAGTGTCACCTACAGCGATACGAACTTGGGCATACTTCTTGCCTCCTAAGTTGATATCTTTTGAGCCAGGACGAATGTACATAACACCATCTTGTGTTTCTCCGTCTTTCTCAGTACCGTGACCTTTCTCACCCTCTGGAATAGCATACTTAATTTGTAGGCGGTTCCATGGAATACTAGTTACATCTTGTAGTTTTTGGATATTTGTTGTTCCAGCACTATCTGCACGATATTTGGTAGAACGAATCTTATCCTTGTTATCGTACACATCTTTAATTGTTTTATCTGCAGTAGTAAGCACAGCAGTTTGAGGTTTGTTCATTGGATTGGTGGCGTTTGGTACGTTAATCTTATAAAATGCGTACTCACCACTATCCACCAATGCACGACGAGCAGACTTAAGACGGTCTTCAGATACACCTAGTTGTGCTTCGACGCCTTCACCGACATCAAGATACCCTGTTTGAGCTACAGACTCTTTGAGTCTAGCTACAAGCTCTTGTGTTGTGATACGGTCTGCACGTTCTTTTAGGGTTTCTTGATTAAGAGCCTTACGAACACTTGTTTCAGACCAACCAGTCTTCTCCATAATTTCCCGTACAGGACGTCCATCTGCAAACATGTTTTTAGCAAGCTCAGTATTGTATTGGCGTTGTTGTTCACGCATGATATTGATTTTACTACGTAATGCATTGACAGACATACCTTCTAGGTCTGCAATTTTCTTATACACTTCGTTACTGTCAAGACCTTGAGCCTTAAATTCTTTAAGACGACGTTGGTGTCGTTGAATCCATTCTAGGTCACCAGGCGACATATGTTGGTATGGATTCTTACCAGAACCTTTAGGATATCGTCCTGACGTGGCTGTACCAATATGCATAAGAATGTCTTGTGATTCTTCACTAACCTCGGCTAGCTCTTGAGGTGTGTAGTAATCTTTCATTTTCAGGAATTCCTTTCTAAAAATACGTAAAAATACAGTTATTTTAGAATGCCTCTGAGAGGCTCTGAGAGCCCGTATAAGCCGTTTTACGCGTTTCTGGTATAATTGTGCACGATATACCCTAACGTTGAATATACGCTATTCTGTGGCTTCTGAGACGTATTCTGACACGTCTAACTGTAGAATCTTGTATTTTAGCAGATTTTTAGATTGTTTATCATAATATATTATGATAAAAAAATGAAACGAGTAGTGAGACTTCACCTACTCTAAAGAATGAAATAGGGCAAATTCCTATTTCCTCTCTATTAGAGAAGTGGAAAAGGCAAAAATATGTGCGGTTTGTAAAAAAAAAGAAGGCATCGATTATTTTCGAGCCTCCTAAATACATTACTAATTGGTATCATTTTTTAAAAGTTTATCATTTTTCTCTTCTTGATCTTTTTTCCATTCTATATAGATACGGTCAATACTACGTTTGCTGTATTTATCCTTGTATTTGTCATATATCGAATTAGTCACCAACCCATTAGTGAAATCTTGATATAATTCTTTACGAGCAGAACTACTCTTGAATGATCCTCTAGGGCGACCAGGACGTTTCTTACATTTGCTGTAATCGATATTGTATTTATCTAAATATCGTTTAAGAGCGTAACGACTACTAAACCCCATTTCTCGTTGTATGAGGTCTAATGCCCATTCATGATCTACAATCCATTGTACATCTTCTAGTTTGATATCTTCGGTATTACGTTGTGTTGATTTAAAATTTTTATCTTGCGCTGTCAATCTTGCTACCCTTTCATATACTTCGTAATAATGTTTAATAATAAAATTAGTTCCTTGTCGTTCTTGTACTGCATTAAAAACTGTATTTTTTAATGGGAAACGATTGGGGTCGCCTAATTCGTATGTCATATTACTTGCCATTTCTTCAATTGTTTTTAGGTCTTGTTTACGTGTTGCATCATAATCATCATAATGTATTGTATAATTATCGTACACAAATTTGTCGTGTTTTTCATACCAAACAAGCCCGTCTACACCAAACACCTCAAGTGCGTGATTAATTCTTTCTTCGATAGCGTCGTCAGAATAAAAGTTGTCCATATAATGTTTCTTTGTTTTTTCGAAGTTGTAGTCATAGTAACAATAAACACGCATAATCTCCCTATCTAGCCTTGTTATATCTCTTGGTTTAATGTCTTGTTTATCTAGGACATCGTATAAGGTTTGTTTATTATCAACTATAACTGGTCCTAATCTATGTAGCACCTCATTTACCGATATTGTATCATGCATAATATAAATTGCCATAAATCGACAAATAACATCTATTTGGTGTGGACGTAAATAATCACCATTACGTCTAGACCTTGCAAATATTCTAAAAGGATAAAATGGATTTAAATGTGCAATTTCCTTATATTGATAATTATCATACTCTTTAATACGTTTTTGCATTATTTTAAATCTGTCTAGTTGATTATCCAACTTATATTTATCCATCTCTATTCTAATTGACATGACTCTCTCCTTTTTTCTAATATTTTTCTAATAATTGTACATATTTTTTATTTTTTGCTCAGAAAGTGTTTTAGTTTTTTCTATATTTATTTATAGAAAAACTCAATATAAAAGTTAAGTAAAAAAGTAAAAAAACACCCATTTTTACCCCAAAAACACCCCATTTTAGGCCATTTTTGAGTATTTTTTGATATTCTTAAAAACGACCGCACAAAACCCCCCTTTTTTGTAGTCACATTTTCACCCAAAAACACCCAAAAACACCCCATTTTTACCCCAAAAACACCCCATTTTTAGCTAAAATGTGACTACGTATATCGCTGATTTGTGCGGTGCCCACATTTCACCTCCATTTTCTAACATCTCATGTGAGGTTTTCTAACATGGCATGTAAGGTTTGGTACCCATTTTACCCTCATTTTTACACAATTTTCCCACATTTTACCCTCATTTTTTACACAATTTTCCCACATTTTACCCTCATTTTTACACAATTTTCCCACATTTTACCCTCATTTTTTACACAATTTTCCCACATTTTACACCTCATATTTCTCAAAATAATCGTGATTTGGGCCCCAAAAACTAGCATTTATATCGTTTGCATACAACATAAACAACCTTTCGAAGGTCAAAATGAACACTTCTAGTACCTCAATACCCACAATATCGTACCCAAAATACCCTTTTAAGTGCTCAAAAGTCTCATTCCAACCCTCCTGACAAGGCGGAAACTCGTTCAAATTCAAGTGATTATACATAATTTTACTAATATCATCGAACCTAGACTGTATATCTTCGTCCAAACGACACTTAGAATTCATCGAAATAGGTCTATCAACAACAAATCTACCGAATTTATCGTCAAAAACAGCCTCATAATCACCATAAACCTCCACATTTTCCCCATTAATATCAACAATACAAGCCATATCTACTCCTCCTCATCCCAAAATCTAGCATTTATCCAGGCAATAACCACCGTAACAAGCCCAAATCCAGCCTCTACAGCACGTTTTAACCCTACAACTACGTTCGTAACAATTAAATAAGACCCTAGAATCGCTCTCTCAGCAAGCCAAATGAACATATTCTCACCCTCAATCTCAAAATCGTTATCTAATCCTACAATAAACAATACAAAACCTAACCACAATACAAGGTTCATAACGCCATAAAACATGTTATTCATACAATAACCTCCACAATATCCAATTAAAAAAGAAAGCAACGGTAATAAACCGCGCTCTCTATCTTAGTTTTTAACTAATTTACATCTTCTACAAGTTCATCTGCTTCTAATTTATGAACTGTATTGCGTTCAGCCATGATTTCGTCTCTAGACGCTAGACCAACAATCATCGCAGCTTGCATATACTCCATCAAGATAGGTGAGTATGAGTTATCATCAGTAATGTTATCATGCCATAGCATGTTATCACAAATGCCTTTAACAACCTCTTTTACTTCCTTAGCTTGTTCTTCAGTAATATCCAAGTCGGCGATTGCCATTCTAACCAATCCTTCAACGTTAACACGACCTGCAACTTGACCATAAACTTTAGACATAATCTTGTCCTCCAATTAAATAATATAGTTAGGGTTTTTCTCCCTATTATACGCGTAGAAAAAAAGTCTTACAACGCCTCTACATCGGCTTGTTCTTTAATTACCCATACTATCTATAAACGTAACAATATCATTAATCCATCCTGGGTCAAAGATATCAAACTCACCGTCCGTAAAACAACGTGCATCTCGATTAGACCAACCTTTTCGAGTCAATGGGATAACATGTCCTCCACCATTATCGTGAACACTTTCCACAGTTGGTCCATCAACCTGTACAGTTAACTCTTTGACGAATCTATACTTCCCAACATTAATTGTATAAATCCTCAATGAAATACGGTATCCATTACAACATTCAATCCTAACACCCCCAATGATATCCATCATCACAAGAGTTTATCATATTGATATGCTCATATATGGTACCTTTCTCTTTATTAACTTCACACCATTCTTCAATAGTTGGATTCAAACGTTTATAAACATCTCTAACAAATTTTGGATTACTCATTACTACACAGCTCCTTTCTTAATACTATACAACTGGTCAACATACTCGTTAGGATACTCAATCTTGCATTCCTGACCAATATTAGTTATATCGTGGTCCCAGCTTGAATATCTGAATTTGATATCTCTCTTTACTCCTTCAAGAACATGTTTGTCATAGATTGTGATTTCAGCCATCAAACAAGTAAAGAAATCATTCTTTAACTCAATTGTAATAAAGAATTTAATCGAGGTAATACCAGCTACTGGTTCTTCCTTTCTATAAGGAAACTCAATACTATACTTCTTAACATCCTCAATATTATCACCAACCCAACGCATCGCTGTCTCGTAATACGCACTAAATATTTTATTAGCTATAAGTCTATTTTCCTCAAAACTTGCCATGTAATCACCCCACAATCCATCTATACACAACAAACAATACAATATAGACTACATTATTAGCAATGCCCAAAACAACTTTATTTCTAATGTATTCCTTCCTGTCTTCGCATTCCTTATCAGTAACATCGTTACTCTTAACATAACCAATAAAGAGACAAATCCCATAACTCACAATATAAGATATCTCAGGAAATCCAATCTTGTGTATAACTGTATTCCATCCAAACATAAACACAAATGCATCAAACAATGAATTACCAATAGCCAATAATAAATATATCAAACTTTCAATCATTCCACATTACCTCCATTAAGTTTTACAATATGATTATAACGCATTTCCATACTATCAATGAACTCTTTAAACGTTTCTTCGTTATCCCCAACAGAAATACTCTGCATTCTTAGTATAATATTCTAAAATAGATTCATTATCCATTCTCTTCCTCCTCATAATCTTCCAATGTTTCCTTCGCAATATCCATATACAACTCTTTAGCTGACTCGTTGTTAGCTCCTCCAAGCTTGTTATCAATAGTCACAATATGCTCCAAATCTCGACAAAGTGAGTTATGTATGTAAATAACAGCCAACTCAGCAAGATTAAAACTCTCCTTACCTTCCATACCAAGTTCTTTTAAATCAATCGCAAGCTCACGAGAATAAAGTTTCTGAACAACTTCCCACTCTTCCTTGCTAGCATTCGCATTAAAATATTGTAAAGCATTCATATCAGCCATAATTCTCAATTACCTCCTACCTCTAAGTCATCTCAGCCCAAATCATCAACAATACGATAATAACTAATAATGACATATCAAATACATCCCCCAAATCCATAATAATACAAACAACTCAAATACAATTCGTCGTGTATTATCTTTAATAAGATGCGGTGACATAAACACCACAATCGTAGCACAAATAAACATTAACGCTGTAACAAAGAACAATAACATATCTTCCTCCTAACCAAACATAATCCACAAACATAAAATTAATAATACAATGTAAAATATAGGCATATTAATACTCCTTCATAATAACGTCTAAATACTCGTTCTTTTGCCCTCTGTTGGCCCTAAAATAAGACCTGTAGGAATACCTACGACCCTCAAAACGCCACTCTACAGCGTCTCTCAGAGCCTCTGGGAGGTCTTTATCGCCTACGTCTACAACACCAACAGCGTCATTCTTCTTGTCGTATAGCACGTGTATTGTTCTCATTTTCAAGCGCCTTTATCTTTCTACTAAACTCAATATCAGCTTTACAACGTTTATCAGCATTCTTTCTTAACCAATTATGAAACTCCAATGTAATATCATCACCACATCTAATCTCATCGTAATCAGTAGTGTCGTTGATTAAACCACCAACGTCATCACGTCTCAATTCAAGAATAGTCCTATGTAATTTGTTAATATACTCGGCTTCCTCACGTTCCCTAACAACCTTCTTGTCAATCATACCACTACGCCAAAACTTAGCCATATTATTTATCTCCAATCTTAACTTTCATGTAAGGTTGACCTCCAACAAACTTGGTAGCATACTTACTATCATCTTCTTCAGGCGATTCGTAAGTCGTTGTTCTAGCTATATAAAACTCAATAGGTTTTGGAGATTCATATACCCATAAATCCTCATCCCTGGTAGTATAATATTCACGTCCATATTCGACATTATATTCTCTATGTTTGTTAGACATAATTCTAGCGTTTCTTATACTGATACGATATATATGAATATTACCATTACAAGTATCTGTAGAATATTTAACATTATTGATACTCGTTGTCATAATACTCATCTCTTTATCATTAAATCCAACCTTAACAACAACTTCTACATTTTCTTTCATTATATTATCCTTTCTAAAAAAAAAAGAATACCAGCCGAAACCAGTATTCTAATAGTTTATTCGTTATATTGATTTTCTTTGCTAATTTGTTTAGTTTTATTACTATACAAATCTGAGCAGACTTTAGTTTTCTTTTCAAGATTTTTCTTTGAGATTTTTGCAGCACCTAACAATACAAGTCCTGTTCCGATAATACCTGCGCCCATACCTTTTAGGAATGAGAAGCATTTTTCTTCTTCCAATTCCTCTTCAGTTATAGTCACAATATCCTCGTCACGAGAAATCGCATCCATTACAGTGCTGAAGTTCTCAGTACCAATCTTTTCAACGTCAATCTTAACTCCGTCTTTATAATAATATCTAGCCATAACAATAGCCTCCTTTAAAATAATCTAGGGTTTCTCTCCCTATTATACTAGAGGAAAATAAAAATAAAAAAAAAAAAGAGCGAATAAACGCTCATCATATTAATCCTTCTTATCGTTTACCCTAATAACGGCTTCGTATAATATAGCAGTTACATAACTACCAACACAAAACCATACCATAGAATTTGCGAATTTCTCAATACGATCAATTTGTTTATTGCTCAATGCTTTCTTAGTCATAATGTTTTACCTTCCTTTCTATTATATTAGAGGTAAAAAAAGACAAGAGTAGAACTCTCGCCTAAAAGTCAACTTCATCTAGTTTATGCCCTAATCGTTTTTCGATACGCATAATAGTAAAATCCTTTCGACTTGTAGGGTCGTCCATCTTGTCTTCATGATATTTAAGTTTAAAATAATCACAACTAATTAAATATTCAAAAGTGTAACCAGTTCTTCTTTGCATCTTCAAGATTCTTTCTGGATATTTACCCATCATATAATAAAGTACACGTTCTACCCAACTATGATAATTAAACCAATGATTTCTTGCCATTTTATCGCAAGTCTCTGCTCGTTTAACAGCTAGTTTAGTTTCTTCTCTATACTTCTTATTACATAATATTAATATCGCATTAATATCTCTAGAAAACAAATAAGTAACAATCACAACAATAATAATTTTAATCATAATTATATTCCTCTCTTTCTATTATACCAATAGAAAATAAAGGGGTTTATTTCTTCCAACCACTCCTGATCAAGTCGCAAATGAACAATACTACAAAGAATCCACCAATACACAATACATAAGTCCTAATCATTTCAATCCCTTACCTTTCGTAAACATATCAATAACCTTCTGAGTACCATCATCAAACTTAGGCTTCATGCTAGCTTCCATATTGTTCATATCCATACCCTTGTTTTGCTGATTCATAATCTCATCAATCTTAGCTTGTTGTTCTTCTGGTGTCATGTTTTCAAAGTCAAGGTTCTCAATCTCTTCCATAGACTTACCACCAGTGAACTGCTCCATCACACCCTTACCTTGTTCCTGGTTAAGTTTAATCTCAGAAGCATCTAAGTTAATACCTTCTGGCCCACCAAGCTTGATTGATTTAATATCAAACTTCATACCACCGATACTAACAGAACGTCCTGGCGTCTCAATCTTCTTCTCAGGCATATTCAACTTCATACCCTTAGCAAACCCCATAATACCATCAATTGTAGAAGGTTTAACATTGATATTACCGTCTGTAGCCTGACTAATTCGTTGTGACATATCTGAACCAGACATCTTCGACACATCTGGGAATTCAGGCATATGTATTTCCTTCAATTCCTCAGGCCCTTCTATACCAGATATTTGATTAGACATTTGGCTCTTAGCCGATTCTAATTGCCCTTTCATATCACCTAACATATCACTCCATACCATTTAAATACTCCTTTACTTCTAAGTCTTTACTTTTGTCTAGAATGTAGTATTCCTTACAACGAACAATAACAGTAGCTTTATCTTTGTCTTTAGTATCGGTAAATAACTTTATAAATATTTCACCATTGTTGTATTTATTAATAACAACTTTATGTAGTCCAACAAAATACATTTGGCAACCATCATATTCAAATTTAAACATAATAATATCCTTTCAAAAAAAAATAACACCAGCCAAAGCTAGTGCTATTTATTACATTTTACCTAAAATCTTTAGCATTCCTTTAAAGATAAATGTCTCAGCATCATTGCCAAGTCCTTGAATATATGTAAAGTACATAATCTTACGAAGTAGCTTCTTCTGAACCTCTTTGTCTTCTACATCAAATAGAGCTTCTAGGTTAGCATCTTTGATAAACTCTTCAATGTCTTCGTTTACCAAGGATGTTACACTAGGTAGTCCCTCTGGTGCGTTAGAAAAATGATTCAAGATTTCTTCATCAAAATTCTCTTTAGCATAAGATTCAATTCCTGCAACAATTTTTTCTACATTTGACATAACAATGTCCTCCTTAAAATAATTTTAGTTAGGGATGTCTCCCTATTATACGAGAGGTAAAAAGAAAGAGCCCTGGTAAGAACTCCTTCTTGATTTTAAAAGTTCATCTTCTTATCAAAATCTTTTGGAATAACATTTGATTCCAGAGCTTGTCCAAACAACTCCAATCGTCGGTTTAGGACTTCCAAATATTGTTTCATAGCTAGGAGCTGCATTTTAAGTAATAGTTTGTGTTCGTTTGTGATGTGAGTGTTCTTAGCAAAGCATTCAACAGTGAGTTCAAGACGTTCGACTTTCTTTTTAAGCTCGTCTCGTTCTTCCTCAACGCGTTTAACAACTAGTTTAATAGCATCCATAATAGTTCCTTTCTACATATTAGGTGAGATCTTAATTGTTTTGTCGCTAGCAAGATACTTCAAATCACCTTCATAAGTGAAAGACTCTAATCCATCTAGACTGTACCATACTGAACGTAGTCGTCCAACATTGTCAATCATTTCAAGAAACATAATAGAGTCTTTGGTAACAAGAACATCGCTTGCTACTTGTACAATTTCAGTAGTCTTACCAATATAACGAAGTACAAGTTTCTTACCTGTAATCTTCTTAGCCGCCGTGGTTGCTTCCATTTCCAGTTCCTTTCAAATCAATAGGTGTGTTAGCATCGCCGTGTTCAACCTTAATTGTAGGTGAGTCTTTTTCATTGTAATAAATACGATAAACAATCACCTGGTTTCTAGGTAGTTCAGACTTAGCGCTGAGCGGTTCCTTTACTTGTTTTCCTTTTTGTTGTGTAATACCTGTAGAGATAACACAAATAACAGTACACAATAAGCATAGTGTTACACATAGAGCTTGAGTTAATCCTTTACTTTTTAGCAGTTTCATTACGATATTTCCTTTCCTCCTCAATTCCTTGAAGCCATACAGCAGTCATTACTGCATAATTAGCCATATCAAGAAGAGTATCAGTAAGAGACTCACTAACCCTTCCCCCAATATCCATTCTAGTAAGCGTCCGCAAACGATTATACTTATCGCCAATACGAATAACGCCAGCAACTGTTCCAAAATCATTTAAACTCTCCTCAAAACTACCACCATAGTCGTGGTTTTTGTCTACAAATGTTTGATTTAATTTTCGATACGCATCAAACATAGTTTGCGGGTTAATCAAATCAGTCGGCAAGATTTCACCTGCAATAAAATTACAAGCATCATCTTTAGGGTCTTCCAACCATTTACGACGTTCTTCAATATAATCCGTAAGGTTGTCTTTTTTCTTTGTCATATCAATTCCTCCTTAAGACAAATAAAGTGTAGAGATATAATCTCTGTAAAGCATACTAACGACCATTTGGAACATAATTTATTTTTTAGGATTAAAATATTATTTCATAAGAGGTACATATATAAATGTCTAATGGTAAAAATCGTTTTCATAGGGAAATAGGGAATAATAAGAAGTTAATTATTGGCCGCTAGTATACTCAACAGAGAGCATAGCTCTCCGCAACTCAAAATATGATGGACTGGTCTTTGCGGTCTCAATCCATCAACACACGATATAGAATAATAAAATAGTAAAGTTCTTAGCAAGCCGATTCTTACTAAGAGAGAGCACGATACTCTCTGCAGAACACACAATCATAGACCTGTTTTATATAATTTTGAATGTAGAAAGAAGGAAAAATATTATATGTAAAAAGGACATTGAAAAATGAAAAGTTGGACTGAATTTTTAACTAACTATTTTAATGGAGATGTTATGAAATAAAAGTTAATTCGTCTACAATTGTGTGCTCAACAGAAAGTATCACCCATGACTGTGATATTCTGTATTACTAGTCGAATCTAAAACCCACTTTAGGATGAAAATTTTGTTTTACTTTCTTTTTAGCTTGTTGGCTATTATTTTTCGGCTTGTAGGAAATAGCCCAAGATTGTTCTAGCAATTCTTTTTAAAAAGGGTTGTTGTATTAAGCGTTAAGACATTGTTTTCTAATTTTCGTTTAAGTTGTTATACACTATTTATAACACGCAAGTGTAATAGTTGCGTCGAGGTGATATACTACTTTCAGTTTTTTAGCTTGCACAACTTAAAGAAATCCTTTAATTATTTTCTAAATTTGTTTTTGCGAAATTTTTGTCGGGTTGTCATGGTAGGCCCAAAATAAAAAGAAGAGAACGACATCTAAGTCATCCTCCTCTCTATTATACACCTGGAAAATAAAATGTTTTTATTTAAATCCCTGCATACGACGTTCAATACGAACGCCTTCAATAACATTAGACATAGATACAATCTGGTTCATGATTGCACGAATATCTTTAGGGTCTGGACTATCGATATCCATTGCACCGAGTTGATACAATCGACATTCGAATGTTAGGTCTTCTGGTTTCTTCTCATATTCCAAACAGAACAATGCACAATAAATCCAGAGTTGTTTAAATGAAGGTTTAGATACACCCGTCTTCAAGTCATGTACTTGTAAGTGTTTCTTCTCCTCATCGTAGTAAATAGCATCAGCTGTACCAAAGCACTCGTCAGAGTAATATAACAATACTTCAGACGACATTGGTTCGTCAAACATTGTGAGAGCGTCAATAACGAATTGATTAAGAGCATTCTCATTGTTCTCAGGCATGATACTATACAAGATCATATTGGATGCTAGTTCGTGCATCTTAGTGCCGTCTTCCTTAGAATAATTATTCCAAGCTACACGACGCATCTTATCAGGGTCATAGTTCAACCAATGATATCCTGATGGGCTAAGTGTCGCATGGCGTCCTTCTAATCGCCAGTGGTCATTCCATTCCATTTAATATCCTCTCTGTAATGAATAGTTGTGTTGATTTGGGTCAGCTTCCATTGGTGTTTCAAGAGTTTGGGTAATATTCATAACTCCAACTTCCCAACCAACGCTGTAGATATAATACTTATCGTCAGTATCCTTCTTGAGATTAATAGTAACACGACGGTTTTCTTCGGCAACCTTTTCAATAACGGTCTTCATTTCAGCTACAATAGCATCACGGAAGGTACCAAATGTTTGTCCAGAACCATCTTTAATCTTGAGAGTTCCTGTAATGGTCTTGTTAGCGTCGTATACACCATCAAGGATAATAGGTGCATTTACCATACGGAAGTTGATTTCGCCATTGTCTTGTTTAACCCAGCGTTCCATCAACATAGGTTCATAACCTTCACTGTTCTTGATAAACTGAGCAGCATTCAAACAACCATTCAAATCAACATCATCAAAACCGTAGTTCTTGATATACATAGCTTCAGCATATCCAATAACTAGTTTAAAATCGTTTTTATCAAATGTAGCAGTCATAATAACTCCTTAATATTTAAAACGGTTAGTGAAATGTTTGTAGTACTCAGCAGCATTATGGAATAGATTACCAGCACGATATTCAACAATGTCACTAGATTTATTGTAAGTGAAATATGGTGCAGGGAATGTTACTTCAGAGAATTCTTTACCATCAAGACTCATATTATCAGCTCCTTGAGATACAGATTGTCCTGTAATACGTTGCAAAGCTTTCATAACGTCACTATCACAAGTGTAATCAAATACAAATCCAGGAATATAAGGTTGTTCGATTTGGTTTGTACTAGTGGTGTAGTCTGGTTGGTATGTAGATGCACGTGTAACATTGATGATTGTGTTAAAGTTAGCTAGATATTTAAATGTCTTACGAGCATTATCGTGCTGAGCAGGTTCATCAGTCTTAACAAGGATTAGGAATTCGTCTTGTAAATCGTTAATCTTGCGTTGAATATGATCAAGCCCCATATCAAGTACTTCAACAACACTTTGTGTGTATGGTTTTTGATACATCGCGTAGTATTTAGTTTCCAGGTCAATACTATCTGTGATAGAGTCCAACACTGAGTGGTCAATATGTGTTTGTTCTTTTTGGATTTCCATCCATTGCTTAGCATCTTCTAGAGAAAGGTTATTATACACAGACCATTTGTCACTGTTATAAGGTGTTTCAAAGTCTGTAAATGGAACGTAGTTACCATTCTTCATTACAACAATGTAACCTACAGGTAGAGCAGCGTATCCAGAAAATGCTGTATCGTAGAGGTTCATAATTCCTCCACGTTCACCACGAGCTCCTGCTGGTGTTGGGTCATTCAAATCGCTACCATCATTAGCAAGAACAGGTTTACGATATCCAAACCCAAGAGCATACTTAGGAATGATCATAAGGATTGAGTCCAAATCCACAATACTTGACATTTGAATGTCTTTTTTATCTTTTGTTTCGATATCCCACGCATAGTTAGTTAGTTTTAGTTTCATTTAATTTCTCCTTAGTAAACTCAAGCCCGTAATACTTCTTAGCAAAGGCTGAGTTATTGAATGCTTTCTTGTTCTCAATCGCTACCATGATACGTTTATCGATAACGGCATCAGACAAGAAGTAATAATAATATAAATCTTTATACGAAGTGTTCAAGCGGTCTATACGACCTTCAGCTTGTTCCATCTTGCGATAAGATGAGTTTAAAGACCAGAACACCATACAGTTAGTTGTAATACAATTCCAAGCCTCAGCAGCATTATACTGGACAATATACCACCATTTATCCCCAGTTGGTACATTCTCGTGCTTCATTCTATTCCAAGCAGCCCATTTCATACCTATCTTCTCTGCTTGTTCAACAATCATCTCATACTCGTAAGTGTAGTTGTAGAACACAATAATACGGTCATATCTTTCAGTTAGTTCTAACAACAATATAGCACGAGTTGGACTTGTATTAACAACACGTCTTAGACAATGTGTGAATTCCGATGCGTTCTGAATAGGCATACCTGTGTCATAATTAAATCGTTCTTTGACAATCAGGTTATACTTATCCACATTATAATATGCATGCTTAACAGACTTATGTCTTACTGTCTTACGTTTATCGTCCATCTTAACAAGTATTTGTTCACGTAAAGCGTTTAGTCTACCCGTACCAACATATCGTTGTACTGCAGGGAACTTCACATGCGGATTCCAGATAATATGTTGATTACAGAAATCTGTCTTGTGCTTATAAAATCCATTAGCACAAAACAGAGGAACATAATCCATCCAAACATCACCTGGAGTTGCACTTGTCATTATCCAAGCGTTGTTATTAAATCTAGCTAAATGTATGAACGTTCTAGCCCATTTACCATACCCGATAGCTCGTTGTTCATCAAAGATAATACAAGCGTCTCTCACCTTCTTGTACTTCTCAATATTATTCCAGCTATCGACCATATACCTATCTTCTTCAATACCACATGCCTCAATAGACTCGTGCCAGTCTGGTTTTGTATGACCCTTCTTAACCATATCACGCGCAGACGGAGTTGTAATTACCAACAATGGTCTATCTGGATAATTCTTTAAATACCAGAATATAGACACAAATGTCTTCCCCGAACCAACTCCACCTACAAGGACATTACCGCTAGATAGTTTGTTTAAAGCTATTTCTTGGTCTTCGTATAATTCGATTTCACCAAAATTAATCGCCATAGATAACCTTGTACATATCTTTAGCTTGTTCTACTGTGACTTCAGGAATATAGTTATCATCTTCCTTGATAAATAGATTGTCAGCCTCAGACCAAACAAACCCGAACGAAATCATCAATCTTTCATACTTATAAAAATCGTCCATAGTTCTCCTCTCTATTGGGCGAATCTCTCGACATGGCCCGTCGGATTAGAATAGAAACTCTTTTAATGCTTCAAGAACTTCTATCTCGTTTTCAGGATATATAAACCTAGCAAAACCAAACTCCTTATTTAGAGTCTCAATATACCATGGTTGGTTGGGTCTTGCTGGTGAGTTTTTACTCTTTTTAAATTCAAGAAATGCGACCTTACCTTTGTAGAATACGACACGGTCTGGGAAACCTTGTATAATGTTCGGATCATTCTTTTGCACCCAAATATGATCATCCCATTTCCGTATAACAGCACATACTCTACGTTCTAGATATGATTCTAAAGGCATTAGTCAAATGGGAGTTCTGGTTCATCAGCAGTGTCTTGACCAAGTACGTATTTTTGATAGAACTCATCTCCACCACCTGAATATGGTTCTGTGTGGAAATAAATTGCATTCAAATATAAGTTGAATCCTGAGTTATTTTGATAATGCCATTCATATACAGACGCTACAACGTCAGCATGTTTGTAGAATAAATTATCAAGACTTGCAAGAGATGCTTGGTCTGCATTGTCAATACGTACAGCATTGCCTGTAGCATCATCAATGTTGTAGATTTTAACAAAGTCTTTAATTGGTTCACCAGCTTTGTTTGTTGCTTTAACTTGAATATAATGTGTAGGTACAAAGTTTGCAATATACTGATCGTATGGTTCAGTCCATTCGTTTTGTAGTGCACGTTCGTTATAACGAGCAGCGTCCATAGGTTGTGTTACTTTAACATTAAATCCGTATTCAATAAGGTCTTGGATCAAATCTTCGTCGATAATATCTACGCAGAATGTGCGTTTATCTGCAAATCCGTCACGATTAATTCCTGCAAAATTACGAAAACGAAGACGTGAGTTAGGGAATGAAATGCGGTTGTTGTTGATTGTAAGTACCATGGTGTTATTTTCCTTTCTTTCTGTTGTGGTTGTAAGGAGAGTCTTCAGAGACTCTATCCTCGCCCCACGAGTTTGCTAGTAATGCCGTGTCAAGTTTCTTGTGATTTGCGACATACCTTCCGAATTTTTTCTTTATTAATAGTGAATAAATATCACGTCGAACTTCATAATCAGACATTTTCGACATGAATGAGTTTGTGTTAGGGTCATATAGAAACGAACCCAATAGTTCAGGGTGATTGTACAAATAGTTTGCACAACGAGATATAGGTAACTCTTTTAGATAGTGTACAGTCTTGTTGAATATATTATGACTCTTATCATCTAACAAGTTAGGATTACGTAGGATTACTTCAAGGTCTCCCTCACAAGCATGTATATAGTATGTAATATCATCAACAGATAATCCATATGTTGGATAATACTCACAGTCCATAATGGTTTTAAATTCGTTGGTATCTCTATTCCAATTTTTTATAGCGCCAGTTTTATCATTTCCATACTTGTTGTTAATCCAGTTTGTGTTACCAAATAAGTCTCGCTCCCTTTTGCATCGTTCGCCTAATATACGTTTACCTCCTCCTTGGATGATACGTCGCATAGGCTGGAGCTCTTTGATTATCATGGAATAATCTCCTCGTAATAATATCCAGAAGAATACTTGACTTTAACGAACGAACCCCCAGACGTTTTAGTCGAATCAATATATACTTTCTCTTTGTTTGTAGGTCTTGAAGTTGTAGATGCATACAAGACGTAGTTATCATCTCCACGGAATAATACAGATTTGTGACTGTCTTCAACATCAATAGCCTCAATCTCTACAGAGAAATTTCCGCCAGTATCTTTAATCTTTTGTCGAATATAATCATCAATCTTGAAATATCCTTGGAATAGATATAAACGTTTGTCACTAGCACCAAGTTCAAACCTACAAGCATCTTCCACAACAGTTTCTTGTGTGTGTAGTGGTTGTTGATAGTCGAACTCTAGTGATGACATATCTGCCTTGTTTCTACAAATATGAATAAAAGTTCTATAGTCTGAGACTACATTATATAGTTCATTAAACGGTCGCGGGTGTAGTTTATCTGGAATATTATACAGATATCTATGTGATAAAATCATAGTTTACCTTCTTTCTTTAGTTGTTGTACTCTGCGATATATAGTGCTTGGACTGACATTGAAATAATCCGCACACTTAGCGTCAGACATACCTACCATCTTTAACGATAATAATTCGTCCATATCAACATGTGCTCGATTACGTTTAGATTCCATGTGAGGTTTCATAATATTAATTAAACGAACAATATCTTTATCATCCATCAATAATCACCTCACGCATGCCAATCCAAATCTTATTGTACGTAAACTCAGATGATTTAACAAACTCTTTAAGTTCGTCTTCATCTTTACAAGGTATCGCAGAGATTTCGCGTACAGCATTCACGTTAATACTAATCTTACTTTTATCGTCTAAATCCAGAACAATGAAAGGTTGTTGTAAAGGTGAAAGCTCGTACGCTTGTGTTAGTCTTTTTAGACTTCGTTTAGGCATTGCAAGTTGGAATACTTTAATACCCATAGTGTTTTCATCATCACCAGCTTGTGCTTGGCTTACTGTAACTAGATAAAGGATAGGAGACCTAATCCTCTCTAGAAAGTTAAACAACCATTTCTTCATTGTTCTTCCTTTCAAACATAGTTCCTGCAAACATGATATTACCATCACCTACTGCGTAAATAGCATCAACTGCTTTAGCACGTAAGTCGTTGTAATACATCATATCGACATCTTCGAGTGATTCGAACTCATCCCAGAGTTTCCATTTATAACCAGAACATCCTGTAAGAGCATAAGGTTTATCGATAACGTAATTGTCAAAGTTAGAGTTAATGACCTCTTGTACAATCTCAGGTTCTACTTTAACCTTATTGGCAATACGTTCAATACGACGTTGTTCAACCTCTTGAGGAGTTCCTACTTGGTCGCGTTTAGGCAAGAAGGTCTCAATAGGTTTGTCGTAATGTAATCTAATAGATTGTGTAATATTTATAGGACGTTTAACAATAGCTTCTCCACCAGTACGAGATGGATAAATATAAGCATTCTTACCTACAAACTTGTTATTAACGTAAATAGAACCACCTTTGGCTTGTTTCAACATAGCGAATTCTTCTGGTTTAACAGGTTCGTTAGTAAACAATGTCTTCTTAATATAAGGTACTGCGAATTGAGCACCAACTGCTTCCCATTTACCTTTTTCTTTCTCAGGCCATCCAATTTGTGCAATAAGTACAGCATCATTAACCAAAGCCATACGTTCGTACGTGTGTTCATGTTCAAACTCATATTTATACTCACGAGCTCGTTGCATACAATAATCAATGATAGCTTGGTCGCCATTTGCAATCTTAATTGAGTCAGTCTTAATATGAACAACCTTGTATCCTTTTGCTTGTACTTCATGTTTAAGTTGTACCATAAATAAAGCACCACGTTTAGCAATACAGTTGTCAATATTACGAGGGTCTTTGAATGTGTTAGGATATGGTGCAGATGTCATACCATAAATCATGTTGATAATGATTTTAAGAGCATGGGCAAGACCTTTAGCCTCAGACGCATTCTCCAAGAACGGTTTAAGTTGTTCTGAGAAGTTTTTATCAACACTATCAAACGCTCTAAGAGCTTCATCAATATGGCCAGTTTTAATACCCATACGTAGTTTAACAATACCTGCGAACTTAGGAGTATAAGGGCCGAAGTAGTTCATTGCGATAAGACTATGCGGGTGCATAGATGCAATATCCAATACTACAACATTCTCATACACTCCTGGGTCAGCATAAACATACCCACCTTCGGATGTGCCTTCACCCATATATGTTGATTTAGGATTACCAAACTTGTCGTATTTGTATCCTGGGAATTCTTTAGCCAAGTCATACCAATTAAACTTATCTTGTGGTTTTTTATCATTACCAAATAAAAAACGTGCACCAAGTACTTGGGTTTTGTTGATTGGCGGTAATCCTGTAATTGTACATAGAATCTTACGAGCTGTAAATGCGTCTTGAGTAAGATGATATTTCCACAAGAACTCAGTTGCACCTACGTCATTCATACAATACTTACCAGCACGTCCCCAGTGTTCTTTAGCTAGAGGTTTATCCCAAGGAAACTCAAACTCGTCGTGAGGATATCCAGTCTGAATTTCCCATTTCTTAAGACTCATCTTAATATCATGGAACTCGAAGATATCGGCATAATCCATAGAATATGCAGGCCCACGTCTACCTGGGTTTTTATCTCGTGGCCCATCGATAATCATTTGAGATTGATTAAAGATTTCAACAGGTTTCTTACCACAATACATATCATAGAAAATATGAGCATCATAGTCACGGTTATTGAAACCAACACGAGCTTTATTCATGATAGACGCACACATTGCTGGAGTGGGATTATACCACACACCAATTGTGTTATCTGGACTTGTCCACGACTCATTAGAATCCCATACTTCCTCAGGAATAGATTCAAAGAGTTGTTTGTGAGCAATCTTAGGGTCTTCAGACAATGTCTCATCGTATTTCTTAAAACAAAGAATGTTCAAGTTAGGATATACTTCCAAGTCATAGAAGTATATATCTTCTTCTGGAACGAATAACGATTTAGATTGTGTTACTGGTTCGTCTTCGATAGTTTTCCAGTTGATAGACGCCCATACTTTGTAAGCATTCTCACGTTGGTTAGAACTACTCATTGCAAAGTCTTTAACCTTGTACTTCATATCAGACAAGTCATATTTAAGATCTTGTTCTTCTGCATCTTTCATGGCTTTAGCAATAAAGTCTACTTCTGGTTTTGTAGCACCATGATGCTCTTTATTTAAACATTTCTCAACGAAACCTCGTAGACTTGCACTAGTCCATACAATATCTTGTACGTCTTTAAACACTTGTTCATCCTTTCTTAAAGGAAGACCAGAAGAAATATGAGCAATAAACTCATTGTTAGATTTGGTATACTTACGACGAAGACTTGTATGACCCGTGAATTTCTTAATCTCAATTCCAGGTTCAATCTCATTAGCTAAGTCCTCAACATTACCATCATAAATATAATGAAGGTGAATGCCTCCTCCAGACTTGGATACTTCAGTATAAGTCTTAGGATATAGAGATGCTTTAGCCAAGTTCATAGCCAAGTCTTTCTCACCTTTGTCATTCTTCAAGTCGAAGTCAATAACAATATGGTTGTATGGGACACGCACATAATGTAGTCTTGTTGGGTCTAGGTCACTCAAGACTGTTGTACAATTATCCCATTTACACATCGGTATACCGTCTTCTGTAGCGTATTGTGCAGGCACATCGTGATATTCTACATCAAACACGTTGTCCTCCTTTGTGTGTTCAGTTAACTCAATAACTGGTTGTTCTTTCTTTTCTTCCCTAGCTTTTTGATGTTTTTCTTTCAACAATTCAGGGAATACTTTTTCTCGGTTCAAATCACTATACCAGTTACGGACAATAGATCCGTCTGGCATTTCGTGTTTGTCCTCAAACTTATTGAAATATAAAGTTAAGTCAGATTCCAACTTACGTTTGACACCAGTTGTGTTCCAACCAATATCTTCCAAGAACGACTCGAACATAGATGCTGCTTGTTTAAAGCTAACACCGTGTTCTAATTCCTCGTAATACTCACGCAAGAATTTAAATACTTTATCAGAGTACTCGATGATATTAGTATCTACATCTTCTTGGTAATAGTCTGCACCCATGTCATTAAACTTGTCCATACACAATTGTGCAATTTGCGGTACTTCAAATTTAATAGAGTTCATGAGTTGTTTGTATCGTGTATAATCTACTTTATTTCTTGTAGGTGATACAACGAGAGCACGACGAGTAATACCCGAGTCGGCATTATGTAATTTAAATCGTTCGTTAGAGGCTGTGATAAGTAGACCATTAAAGATAACAGGATATCCTTGTTTGTAAAGCTTACGAATAATCACTGGTTCATGTGCTGTAAGTTTCAACAAGTTCTGTTCATTTGTAATCTTACTTAAATCACTATCGGTATCCATCAATACTGGAACCTCTTTAACGTCTGCTGTTGCAAACTCAGAAGAACTTGTAAATCCGCGTAAATCAATAGGTGCTTGGTAATCTCCGATAATGAGTTCCAACACCTTAAGGATTGTAGATTTACCTGAACCTTTTGGTCCGTAGATGAATAAGAACTTGTGGATATCAGGCATACTTCCTGTCAGTAGTGCACCCATAGCCCACAATATCTTATCTAGTTCTTCCTTGTCATACAAGACATTAAAGAGTTCACTAAATGCCTCAGTCTTACCTTCTGTTGGGTCATAAGGTAATTTGTAAGTTGAGTAATCTTCTTTCTTAACTTCGTCAGAGAGAAAGAATATGTTGTTATTAAATGTCTTATCATCTTCGGATTTAAAACGGTTAACGAAGTCGTCAAAGCGTTTCATAGCACCTGATGAATGACGTTGCATTAGGTGTGGAGTTATATCAATACCAGGGTTTAGAGATTGCATTGCTGATGTATAATTGAAAATAAGTTCATCAATATATTCAAACAATCCTTTATAACCTAGTGTCCATTTTTTATCATTCCACCATCCTATGACGGTTCCACCCTTAATAACTATATCATCGTCTTTAATAAAGTTGAAGTCAGGATATACAACATACTTATTTTTCTTAGTTTCTCCAACTACAATTTCTATAAATTCTGGAACAAACCCTACTTCATTTTTGTTAGGGTAATTCATTGTTCTCCTTACATTTCGATATGAGTAATCTTGTCTAGGAATATCATCTTACCATCACCATAGTAATATGTACTCCCATCATTAGCTGCTTTGCGGAAATTCATGTATTCTACAGAGTTTAAATGTAACGGAGTCCAATCTCCATTAACAAAATAAACTCTCATAGCATAGACTCCTTCTGGTCCTGGTGTAGCCATACTTATACCTCATCCATATTATCATATAGATAATTGTTGAAATCATTGATTTCGTTTCGGATAGCATTCTTGGCATCGTCCATCACAAACCAACCAATGTTGTCTTCGTTGATTGCTAGGACACCATAACCATATCCAGTACGCAAGTTATGATTGAACGCGTCTTTAATACGGTCAAAGATCATACTAGCATTTGTGTCTGGGTCAAATACATCAAGCTGTTGTAGCATGATAGCAGCAATTTCAAGTTTACTAATTTCGTCATATTCTTGTGCAAGGAAATCAACAGTATTAGCAATGAAGTTACCGTAAGTAACAAAATCGCTATACACTGTTCCAGTTCCAAAGAAGTTTTCAAGTTGTTCAAGCATCTTCAAGCGGAATTGTTCATCATCATCGTACCACAAGTCAGGGTCGATTGGATAATCGAACATTTCGTACATTTGTTTGATAATATCTTGTGTAGAGATATTGGCAGTGTCGTAATGACCTAGATTATAGAAATCACGAGTCCATTCACGATATTGGTCTGCATCAACACGACTAGCCTCTTCAACAATACTAGCTAAGATACTATCTTTGTAAATAGAAAATGCTTGAGGGCTATTCGCATCAATTTTCACATCATCTACCTCAATAATCTTTTCTTCACGTTGGTTAACTTCAAACTGTTGTAGAAACTCATCACGTTTTTCAGTTTGTTTATTGGCATCGTTTACAATGGTCTTCACTTCTTCAACTTGTTCTACTGGTGCTGGGCCAGTTACAGTTGGTTGATATAAAGAAACAACCTTGGATTTTTTAGGTTGTTCTTCTTCTACTTCTAGTTTTACTTCCATAACTTCGACATTTGTATATTTGTCAAGAGCATTGTTAAGCTCTACGAGTTTTTCATTCAAAACGTCTAGTTGTTCTTCTAACTCCTTGTTAGATTTCCATTGTAAATAATTATAGATTAGGGCAGTAGTAGAAACTGCGCCCAATCCAATAATTGCTAGTAATGATTTTTTATTCATTGTGTTATCCTTTCTAATGCCCGAATCTCTCGACATGAGGCTTCATCTTATATCAGTGCTTGTCGTTGTTTAACATTGCCTGTTAGCAGCACGACCACAGCTTTACTGTCTAATATAAGGTTTATTATCCTTTAGTTGCGTAGTAATCGTAGTGTGGTGCACGAGCGAATGATACGAAGAAACGGTCTTTCTTAAATACAACACCGTCTTCTTCCACAGTCACTGGTACAACTTCAACACGACAGTCGAATGAACCAGATGCGCTACCTGCAGACCATACCATGTCACGTGCACGTCTATAATCTACTGGTGCAGCATCGCGATGAGATGCAAGCGATTCTTTTGGAATACCGAATGCGAGGAATACATCACGCAATGTCACGTATCCTTGTTCGTTTTCGGCACGATAAATACCAACACGTTCAGCCAATGTATCGCTGTCTCGAGCTTCAGGATTACCATCGTTCAACACACGCATAACTGCTGATTCAAGAATACCATAATCATATTCTCCGCCTTCACGCAAGTCACTCAACAATGGACTTGCTTCAACGAAGAACCCTGCCTCAGATACAAGACTAGGTTTTTTGATTGTATCCACAAGTACTGGTTTCTTTTTCTTAGCTTCATCTTTGTTTTCAGGTACGCGTTCAAGTTCTTGTGTGATTTGTGTTGCCATTTCTGGATGGTTTTCTTTCAACCATTCTTTGTATTTGTCAAGCTTGCTTGAGAGTGTGTTGTAAGCGAGTGTTGTAGCTGCAAGACGTTGTGATAAAATACGTTGTCCATTGAGGATCAAAAGGCTTGATGCTGTAGCTCCTAGAACTGGGCCTGTTACAGCTTTAGCAATAGTTTTAACACCATTAGCTGTAGATGCTCCTTCTTCTCCTGCTTTAGCACGCTCAAGTTCTTCAACACCTGCTTCAATTGCAGGATGAGCTTGATACAACATATATGCAGATGCACCTAGACCGATAAGACCTACACCTGTACAAATATAAGGACTGTTACGACGTCCCCAACGCAATACTCCATGATATACACGAGTTACTTTTACTGGTACTTTGATTTTCATAATATTTTAGATCCTTTCTTATTTTGGCATTTCAACAATGAGGTTTTTAAACCCAGCTTGTTTGTGAAGATATTCTTTGGCTACGTCTACCAAATATGGCACAACACCAAAGCAAATAACTTTAACGACTTTCATAACTTTCTTTTTGTTCCAATTCTTAAACATAATAATATCCTTTCTAAACGTTTGTGATTGGTGGTAGTGTAATAATATAGTATCCATTAGGATTACGTACAGTACGGACTCCTTTAAGATCAACCCATCCTATATTATCATCTGTATATGCTATATTAACACCAGCTTTATCTGCGCCTGAAATTGAATAATAATCACATACAGACACATAACCTTGGTCAATAATGTATTGACGCATTGTAGCTAGTACATATTCTGCATCTGCCTGAGTATAATGTTCAACTTGTGTATACTCATGACGTGGCACAGGTGCTGCTTGTTGTTGACGCTGACGTGTATTACCCATTTGATTATATGGTACACGATTAGCGTGTTGTTGCAGACCTGTACGGGCTCCTGCAACTGCGCCACGACCTACAGTATTAATCCAATTACCACCATTATTACGTCCTCCGTAAATAATAGCGTTTAGAGCACCTTGACCTGCATTGAACAACATGTCTCGTGATGCTGGCACAATTGAATTAATAAATGTGTCATGTGCGAGTTGTTTGAACCCGCCTTCTGGTGTTAGGGCAATCACTGCTCGTTTGAACAATGACTTCTTTTTGATTGGGACTGGTTTAACTTCCCGTACCTCTACCTTCTCAGTAACTTCTTCAGTTACCTGAGTTTCTGCTGGTTCTTGAACTTTCTCCTTTTCTGGAGCAGGTTCAATTTTATCGTAGTCTTTACCCATCGGGTACCTCCTGAAAAAAAAAATTAGAGACGGTAGCGTCTAGATTGTGATGGGACTCGAACCCACCGTCCGCATTAAATCTGTCGCTCTACCTCTGAGCTTACAATCTTAGACATAACCATCTCTATTATACAAGTGGAAATTATTTTGCTTGTTTGACCAAATCAAACTGAATAATCCAAACACCTTCGTCATTGTGAAAATGAGAAGACGTGGCATATAAACGATTGTATGTTGTTTTTAATTTAGATTTAAGAAAGACTGCAATATCATTTACACAATCTTTCTCCTCTTCAACACCATATTCACTAAATGGTTCGAATTGATAAATCCATAAATCTTCAATTTCATATAATAGCCCATCAACAATATGTTTATCGTTGATTAGTAATTTGTTATTAACCAGCATTTTAATATCATTGCTAGGAATATAAGAATTCATAGTACATCTCCTTCAATTGTAAATTTACTATCAGCAAATCCATTGTCAATAATTTGCTGGTCTACATCTGTTACTTTACCAATAAAATCAACATTCTCCAAAATATCACGAAAATGGATAACGAAATCGTTTTGAATCAACCCTAGGTTAAATGCATCAGCTTGTGGGTCATCAAATAAATCATCAATCTCAATTCGGAATGTGTGTCCATTGGCGAACATTGTATATTGATAGAGTGTTCCATCAATTTCAAATAGTCTCATAAAGTTCTATGATAGATACGTGCATATTGGTATCCATCTTTTCTCCCCTCGTTTAAATATAGTTCATCTTCTTCGTTAAGGATACGATAACCTTGTTGTAGAAGTGACTCTTGTGCTTCTTTATAATCTGTAAATACTTTATCTACAATATACCCGTCCTCGTAGAACTCATGTTCACGTACAGTTATAAATACTTTCATACGACCTCCAAAAAAAAAAAAGGAAGAGTTGTAAAACTCTCCACTAATAAAATCAGAACTTATCTCCGTCGATGCGTTTATTAATCACTTTGCGAGTGAAGTCATTAATAAAATTGCCTTCGTCAGAGTACAATGTGCTGTAAATGACTACAGCGCCTGATGTTACGCTTCCTACTACAGTAGCCCAGAATTTCCAGGCTCCTTCGCTAATTTGTTTCGTAGGCTTTTCTTCTTCTACAGTTACTTCACTGTAAGAGTTGAAAGCTTTTCGAATCTTCAATAGCTCATTAACCTGTTCTTCGAACTCTTCTTTAGAGTTAGCTTTAGCAACAAGCACTTCGTCTGCTTTATCAGCAATACGACTCAGTGTCTTTTCGTCAATTTTCTTAATGCGTTCTTCAGCACTCAATGGTACCTCAACAAACATTACATCTTCGAATTTAGTTTTAACTTTATTTAGTAATTTTTTCATTTTAATTACCTTCCTTTCTATAATACGGGCGGAAAATTAAGACAAAGCGTTTATGTGGTAAACGTTGCCATATTCCTGTATAGTAATAGACCATGTCGTTGGTTTCATAAATATAGTCTTTTACTAAAGATGGTTCTTCTGAGTTATTCTTATCAATGTTTACGATAAGATTTAGGTCTTCATTTCGTTGTATTACTTCTTCAGAAACAATATAGTTTCCGCATAATACAGGTTTTACAATTAGCTGGTCTTTTAATGTCATTTTCTATTCCTTTTCAAATAAGATTGGTATTCTGCATCCCATTGTTCGTTACGTTTGTCTAGTACATCTAGACATTGGTATTCGATATGTGGCATAAAATATAATACAATCTGTAAATTAGACATTAGCAAGTCTATTTCTTCAGGTGTACATAGTTCGTTGATTATAGACATAGGATTTACAGACAATCCATACTCGTCCATATATTCATACAATTCTGTTTCGTCAGGATATGTAAATCCTGCTTCAATATTTTCAACGTACTCCATTGTACGTTTGTATAAGATCCTACAAATCTGATTGTTTAGTTTTGAGGGCAATATCATTCCCATTTTCATTTATCCTTTCAAAAAAAAAAAAGAACCCGAAGGTTCTTAATGTGTAACATTCTTATTCTTCAATTTCTGAAGTATTAACATCTACATCTTCGTCAACAACTTCCTTGAATTCAGCATCTTCAATCGTATCAGGTTGTACTGGATCGTTTCCACCAAACAGAGCTTTACCAGCAAGCACACCTGCCCCAAAGACAGCAATACCCTTAACCGCTGTAGCTAAAGCTTTCTTCGGATTTTCCTTGATTTTATGGAATGGATCAAATTTCTTTGTCTTTTCCATAACTTCAACTTTATCTTCAGTCTTCTTTTCTACTTCAGCAAGTTCGTTTTTTACTTCTTCAGTTTCAGCAGCTTGTTGTTCAACTTGTTCAGTTTCAACAACCTCAGTTTCAACTTCTTCTACAACTTCTTTTACTTCTTCAACTTTTTTGTTTTTCTTAGACATAACAATGTCCTCCTATAATTTTTATTTTAGAGTGTTACCTCTATTATATAGCCAGAAAAAAAAGAGGGCAGTGAGCCCTCAAGAGTTTACTAGAAAATCACTTCTATAAGTTTCATGATAATTTCAGCTAACACAACCATACCTGCAATGCATAACAACACGAGCATTGTGAAAATCCATTTAAGGAAATTCAATCCTGCGTCGCACGCATCGTCAATTCGTTTCTGAGTTTCATCAGAATATCCAAGTAATTTTTTCATAGTTATATTCCTCTCTTTCTATTATATTAGAGGTAAAAAAAATAGGGCCGTAGCCCTAATCTCATCCTTTGTTTAGATATTTAATCCCTAGAATGATTAAAGCCAGCCCAATAATAATATTCATAATTTGTTCTCCTTTCTCTTTCTATTATATTAGAGGTAAAAAAAAAGGGACTTGTAAATCCCTATTCGCTATACTTCCAGAATGAGCTGATTATCATCATTATAAACATGAATCCTGAAATCCCAATTGTAACTTCAAGAGGGATATTGCTATTAAAATAGCTAAATATCGCATTCTTGAGATTAATTACAAATTGGTGAAAACTTTCATCGTATTTATATTGTATTGTTAACCAATGCCCAACAGCATGGAATAGTATAATAGCGAATCCGTATATGATTCCCATCCCTTTGTTCTTGAATTTATTCATTTTAAAATTCCTCTCTTTCTATTATATAAGAGGATAAAAGTGTGTTACCTTTCACAATAACACACCTAGAATATTACCAATCATGGTTATATCGTTTCTCAAGGATACCATAAGTTTCCCCAGTAATATCACCGATTGTAATCCATGCGACTTGACCATTGTACTGAATTGCACCCCAATGGTAATCACATACCGTTGTGGTTTTAGTCATATGGTAAGTCTTGTCGATCTCAGCAGTACCTAAAATTTCAGCAGTCTTTGTACAATCTGCTCGAATAGGAACCGCAATCTTTGGTGTAAAATGAGTAGGGTCACCGTATATATCAATGTAAGCCTTAGCTTTCTCTTTCATATAAGCGATTTTCCCCTGTATCTCTTTACTATACATACCTGTAGTTCCAGGTTGTAGTACACCAAATATACGTATGTGTACTGGTGCATTGTTAGTCCACCAATATGTTTTGAGACCCTTACCGTTACAATCTTCATAAATACCCTGTAACCATTTAAGTTCTTCTAGATTATGAACAGGTTGTATAACGTTGTCATTACCATTGTAAAAGAACAATGTCCCAGGTTCGAAGTTTTTAGGGTCTCCTTTTACGTTAAAGAAGAAGTTAATACCCATGTCAATCCACCGCCGCTAGTAAGTTTTTCTGTATTGCATCCAGAGCCTTCTGTATCTTGTCATATTGACTCGACGGATTTAAGACAGAGAAAATACGTACGTGTACAGGGAATGTGTTAGTCCAACGATAGTCTTTCAATTCACGACCAGTTGTTTCCTTAAAAACATTACCAAGCCATTTGATTTCTTCTTGATTATGTACTGGTTGTACTTCGTTGATTGCACCGTTGTAGAAATATAATGTACCAGGTTCAAACCATTGTGGGTATCCTGTTACATTGAAAAAGAATGACATTGCCATATTAATCCACCGCCTCGTCTAGTTCTGCGATAATCTCATCGATTTTCTTCTTGATAGCTTCTACTTGACTTCCTGGATGGACAACACCGAAGAAGTTCTTAACACCATCATCTTTACCTTTATCCCAACGATATTCCTTTAACTTACGACCTGTCGAATCGGTATAGATTTCATTAAGATATTTGATTTCCTCTTGGTTGTGGATAGGTTGTACTTCGTTGATTTGTCCATTGAAGTAGAACAAGGTTCCTTCTTCATACAACTCAGGATATCCTTTAGCATTGAACATGAAGCATGGATATTCTTCTTCAGGTTCAGATGGGCCAGAACCTTCCCCACCATATCCTTCACCAAGAGTACCATCTTTCCAAGCTTGGTCTAATGCGTCTAGATATCCACCATTAGAACCATTTATACCGTTACGTACGCCAGACATTTGTGGTGCATATGCTGCATATCCAACTGCGGCATAGTTATAAGCAGCTCCACCTTCCCTAAACAAACCAAGAGTATATCCATTAATATCTTGTTTACCAGAACAATTATACCCATGCCCAGATACAAGGTATGTCCAGTCATTGAAATAGTCTGATACTGACGCGTAGTGCATATAAGTACCACCTTCTGCAGCAGGTCGATAACTACCCGTTGTAACTACTACCCCTGAAGGACGTGTTTGAGCTCCACCAGTCATACCACCCCAGTTATTATCGACACGGGCTACATTAGATGCACCCCACCAAGACTCAACATACAACTGAGAATAACAACCTGAAGGTAATAGATTACGTTTAACGCACCATTGCAATAAGTCTGATTGATGAGCTGCTGAGAAAGTGTATCCACCGTAAGTAATATCCCTAACAGGAAATCCTGGTTTCTTCTCTCCTCCGCCAGACGAGCCACTCGAACGACCTGCGTCAGAATATGGAGGTCTAGTTACACCAAGCCACGACCCGTCAATTTGTCTATTTACATACACACAAGGCCCACCGTATCCATTAGTACCATAGTTCTGGTCAATAGAACGGATACTGTTACCATTACGAGCAATGATAAGACCTGTATGCCCATATCCATGACCTGGCTCTGATTTACAGAAAATATCACCTGGTGCACATTGTGATGCTGGTAATACAGCCCATCCATTAGCACGACCTGCAGCCAACATATCAATACCATTTCCAGGCATACGTTTACCGAAGAACCATTGTGCTAGTGCGTTAGGTAAGTCTACACACTGCATACCATAGGCTCCATCAATATCGACCCCAGTATGACGATTAGCCATATCTGCAAATCGATTAATAACTTCTGCTACTGTTACCAAATAACAACCCTCCTTGAAAAAAAGACCACAAGCGGTCAAATAAGCTTGCAGTCTTAATATTTATCCGTAATAATTTACGAGGTCGTCTTTGTTCCAGCATGAGAGCCATACTGTACCGAATTGACCAAATTCGAATAGACGCCAGTAATATCCACCATAGTATCCACCGTCTTCGGTATCAACAATATTAGTTTCATCACCAGCGAATGAGAAGAACATTCCAGCTTTAAAGTCTTGGTCTGCTCCATCAGGAAGGTCATTACCGTCCTTGTCAACCCAGTTAACCATACCTACTGGGATCGCATTTTCAATCCAGTCAAAGCCAATTGGGGTTAGGTAGTCACATTTAATCTGCCAAATACCATTAACATATTTAACTTCATTGGCTTTATAATATGCTTTCTCTTGTTGTGGATTAACAACCGTATTAGGTTGATTGTTAGTTTCTGGAGCTGAGTCAGCGTAACGCCATACTTCAATGTAAGCTGGTTTATTCCAACCATAATAGCTATCCCATGGATAAGTATTGATGGCTTGTCCAGGTGCTCCTTGTGTTGAGTAATCACACGAGATGAAGTTAACACTGTCAAGCATCACACCGACGTGTCCTCCAGCACCACCAGATGAAGACATATCAGCACCCCAACTCATAAGGACAATATCGCCCATTTCTGGTTCCCAGTCCTCATTACGACTTACACGATAGAAACCGTTATTCGCAAGTTGTTGACCAAGAGTCACAGTTGAAGGAAGACCTTGAATACCGATACCAGCTTCTTTCAAAGCTTGTGATACAGTACCAGAGCAATCTCCAGTACCATCAGAGCCATTACGAGACCCGTACATTGAATATGTAATAAGACCACGACGAGCTACAAACCAATTAACAATAGATTGTTGGACACTCATTTAGAATACCCCTTTCTTATTTTTGAATAGATTGTTTAATCTCAGAGATAGTTCTCTCTAACTCTTCGACCTTCTGTTTTAAAGCATCAATTTCTCTTGTAGGTAATTGAGATTTAACTACAATAGGATCTGCCGCGAATTTATTTTGTTCCATAACATGTAGAAAAAAGTTATTATATGTTGGAAACAAACCATATGCTTGACTAACAGATAATGATGAAGTTTTTAATTCTTCAACACTTCTTGCAAGAGAGGCGTTTTTATTAGCCCAATTTCGCATTGCGTCTTGTAACCATGGCGATGCAGGCGAACCGTAACTTGGATTATCAACAAGATATAAATGCCCGACATGCTCTTTATCAGCTTTATCAAGAACAGCCTTGTAGTTGTCTTTTGTAACATTGTAAATACAATGCCAGAACTTGTTATAAGGTTGTGATAGACAATATGAAGGTGTTACTTCACGAGAAATATAATTGTCAGCAGAAGACTCGAAGTTCATGAACACATCAGCGGAATCCAACAATGATTCAGCGATATTTGAACCAGGATTAGCCACTACAATGAAGTCTTTTCCGTAAATATCTTTGATACGTTTACCCATCTCAATATATTTAGGAATAAGACTAGCTTGTTGTGAAAATCCATTAATTGTTTCATCTAGAAACACACCTTCAATTGTATACCATTCTTGGTATTTTTTGATTTGACTGATAATAGAGTCAATCTCGATTTTACCGTATCCAGTTGCGACATACCCAATTACAGTGGCTCCTACTGCTTTAGCTCGAATAGATTGTTTGACATACATATCATCTTTTTGGTCACCAGGCCCACTATTAGGATTAATAATAACAAATCCGAGTTTGTCAGACATAGTAATGGCTTGGTTCCACTTAGATGTTGCTTTCTGGAAATCAGGATACCAATAACTAATAGGACTGATAAATCGTTCACCATTAGACGGATTTACCAGTTCATATTTATTATTGATGATATCAGATTGGGCTTTTTTAATATCTTTACCTACAGCTTTAGCAAACTCTAGATTGCTCATATATTATTACCCCTTAGCTGCTACATATGCTGCTGTCAAGTCTTCAGTTTCAATAGCTGTAATACGATTACCAAGGTCTGTAAGTTTAGTAATAATACCAGAATCAACGTTACCACCACCAGCGGTAATTTTATCAGCAAGTTCTTTAAGAGTATCAAGCTCTTCAGGAGCTCCACCGATAAGGTCTGTTTTGGCTTGTGCAATTGCAGTGTTAAGTTGTTCTTGAGTGATACCTGTTGGTAGACTAGTAACTTCAGACTTGTCAGCTTTTTGAGCAAGGGCAGCATCAATACGTTTAATATCAGCACCTACGGCTGAGAATGCATTTGAAAGATTTGACATAGAGTCCTCCTAAATCTTAGCAAGGTTGTAAATGTTAAGGTAATCTTCACCGCTATCGACTAACCCTGCTTGTTTAATGTCGTTAGCAATGACGCGTAGTTTCTCTTCATACACATTAGGCGGAATAAGAGTATCCCCTCCGAAAGAAGATTGTACTACTTTGACTTTATATTTGTTAGAAGGGAAGATATGACCATCAACTTTAATCTCAAGTAGATATTTACCATATTCTAAACTCTTCCCTAGAGCGAATGTGACAACGCCGTCAACAACTTTAACATTCTTAGAGAATTTAATTTCACCAAGTTGAGACAATGTAACAATACCTTCTCCAGTTAGAGGAAATACGTTCCCATTGTCGTCTAAGATTTCGAATGTAAATTCTGAAGAAGTGTCTCCGCTTTTGATAACATCGCCACCATCAATAAGTCTGAGGGACGTCATCAATTTAGACATGGGTTACTCCTTTTTAGTCTTTGCGTGGTTCGTGATAATTCAAGGCTTGTTCGCTATCTCCCACACCTTTAGTTGTTGGGTCTGTAACAATACCAAGGATAACCAAGATAACAACAAGAGTATTAACTCCCTCTTGGATATTGCTAGGGATTGTAAGTCCAAATTGTTGCAGCATCAAGAATACTGCTGAGATAAGAGCGATAAGTGTGGCTTTGTTTTGTAAACGTAATTTAAAATTAATCATCATTTTTCTCCTTTTTAACTTCATCTTCGTTCTTATGAGGGTCTACTCTATCCGACACGTATTTGGTAATAAATGGAATTTTAATACCAATAGCTTCCCCATTTTTTAGAATGGACGCAGCATAAGAAAAGAATAAATAATAAATAAACATATCAGCTTCTGTTGTTACATTAGCCAATACAGCTAAAGGGTAGCTTATTGCTACAGTTACAAATATAAATACATGACTACCAAGGCCTTCTTTACTTATTGTGGAAGAGAATTCCTTACGAGCCCAGCTTCTGATATATCCTAAAGTAATATCAAGAATAATCACCCAGAATGTAGCAGCTACCATAAGATGTTCATCAATACCATGACTGTAGAAGTCAGCGATATATCCTATGAGTCTACCCAATCCATCTGCTGGGGGGTGTGTCGATGTGAGTAGATACAACAATGTTACTTACCTCCAAGAGGGAATTGTACAACGTCAGAACAAATATCTTTATGAATTGTTCCAATGTTATTATCTTTGTTTAAAATAACACTACTATCTGGAGTGACATTGTGAGTACGTGCCTCAGCGTGTTCACTCATATTAGCCAATCCGATAGTAGTTGTGCCGACGAGACCAGCCAATGCAATTTTTGTATGTATTCTCATTTTTAATCTCACTCCTTCTAAATTGCAAATGAAAACATGTGTTTTAAAGTTTTTCCTTTTTCAGCATTAAGAACCGCAATCTGACCGTTAGGGTTAAATTGAATCAATAACTGTTTTAAAGGGTCTAAACCAAAAACAACACCTGATAACATATAAGAACCTACAAAGTTCTTACAAAATTCGCCAGGCAGATTAACACTACTACCTTTTGATTCTGTGAATGGATCAGCGATAAGGTGGACATAGACGACACCTTCAATAACTTTGTATCGTGCGTATAAACCATTCTCCCCATTCACTTTAACCCATTCAGGTTCTTTCTTAACAACTGTGGACTCCTGCTGTAATGCAACCCATTTAGACCACTGATTACCACGTTTTTGTCTTGTGTAAATCTTGTCATTAAAGAATGAATTAGCTTGTTGCATAACATAAGTATCAGCATTTGCAATAACCGTAAGATACCACCATTGTAAATCATTGTTAGGCATGTTAGAACAATTGTTAACATTGTAGAAACCTGTCTTTAGAATATTGTTAGCATCGCCAGAATTATACTTAATACAAGTACCGTTAGTTTCTGTAATTTGATGATTCTGGATTTCTTTATCTTTAATACGATAAACACCAGCTTCGATAGATATATCACCAGGTGCGACTTGTACTCGATATTTTTTGTTATTATGCACCATACCAATACCGACACCTTCTCGATGGTATGAAATAGCAACTTCTTCAGTTCCTATTGGGTAATCATACGATACAGGAGGTGACAACATGTCTGAGATAGTAGCACGAATAACAAAAGTTGATTTAGGTGTAAAGTCTCCTCGTAAAGATGCGAGTCTATTTACAGCTTCCATTGTTTGATTAGATGCAAAATCCGCATCGCCACCATTAAGCGTAAATGTTTGACCTCCATCTGAGGACGTTGAAAATCGAACAGTAATGCTGTTTTTCTGACTACCATTGATATTCAGATTAGCTACTTTACAAGTTGTTCTTGTATTGATTATAGACGCATTCTGACCAACACGTTCTGCAGTAAAGAATATGTTAGGTGAGAAATATGGCAAGACTTTAACAGTCTTCGTCATAACATCAGATTTAATACCACGTTCATCAATAATATAGGCAGATATTGTAATATCTCCTACAAAATTCATTAGACCAAACTTACCATTATTAGAGTCTATTGATAAATTCTTATCTACGATTTCAGCATGATAACGATTAACTGAAGCACCAAAACTACCAACAACATTTTTAAAATTACATTGTATGTTTGATAAGACTTGTAAGAATACATTAGGTGTTCCTAAAACATTCTTAACATTTTGGTTTGTCTCTACTAATTCTATATCAGTAAATGTTGGTTTAGATGACGTACCTTGTGGAGCAACGTGAATACGGATTGGCACACGAACTGTAGATCCTACTTTATTACTGCCATTGTAGGTTTCAATATCGATTTCACCAGTTCCAGAAGTCGCAGTAGACGGAATCTGGTTGATAATATCCGTAGGAATTGTCCATGTGTATGTAGTATCCACATTAGTCGCAATATCACGCCATACAGAACCAAACCCAAAACGAAGTTTGTGCTTGAAATTATCTTTCTGACGTTTGATATTGATTGTTAATGGTTGACCAAAATACCCATCATAGCGTTCTTCAACAGACGTTGACGCAAGAGCCAAAGGTGGTGGTGTCAAATCAAAGGGTGCAATTTCCAATCGATTTGGAGAATATCCACCTTGACCATTGAACACAACGCTGACTTTTGCAGTTTTAATACCTTCAGAGTTGTGCCATAGATTATGTCCATCTTGATCAATAAGTGTGATTTCGCTATTAGGATTAATAGCACTACAAGCAAAAGGAATTTGTCGGTCATCGAATTGAATATAACCTGTACAATTATATCCGCTAAATGACCAACCTCTTGATGTTAAGAATAACCGAAGTCTATAAGTCGATATATTCTTTTCACTACTTTGACTAGTTAAATCGACCCATAGTTTTAATCTATACCCTCGGTCGTCATTACTCCAATGTTCTGACATTAGTTACCTCCCACATTGATATCACCGACATATCGGATAACATTCATATCCAAGTCAGCGAAATATTGTTCAGTCCTATAACGACCTACTTGAATAGTTTTAACAAAAGTACCATTGTCAATATACAACATACCCTTGTCAATATACATGACCTCTTTACCAGAAGAAAACATGGATATACGCCCTGCTGGTGAGAACATAATCGAACTAGACCCATCAGTTTTACCGATTGTAAGACCTTCGTTAGATTGTGTAATGAAAGAATCGATAAAGCTTGTCTTAGCCGCCATATCGCCTAAACTAGTTTCAAGTCGTATAATACGTTGTGATTGCGTTACTAGATCGCTTTCGGCTTTAATACGATTAGCCTCGTTTGATTTAAGATAGTTCTTATAATCTGCAACCCAAGCTCGTACTTCATCAGCAGCAGCTTTAGCTTGTAATTCTGCACGCATTTTAGCGTTATTTTCAGCAAGGAGTTGCAATTGTTGAGTTGTTAAAGCACTGTCGGCTTTAGTCTCAATTACATCTGCTAAGTCGTAAGGTGAAGCTTGCCATACACGAGGCGTAGCTCCTTCATAAACATCTAGTTCGGTAAAGAATAACAGAGACGTACCATTATCAGTACGACCTGCATTATCGATACGGATAAATCCTTCATCACATTCACCAGAATTGAATATGTTTTCAAATCTTACAACTTGCGTTGTAGATGGTGATCCGTTAATTGATTTAACATTTACAACTTTTGTGTAAGAGGTTGTTTCTCCAATCTTACGTCCCAAGAAGTAAATATCAACTTTTTTAAGGTTACCTGTACCAAACATTGACACATTAAGAGAATACGTTGTATTACGTTTAACAGGGAATCGTCTAGTTGCGGCAGGAATACCACCGTTAGTGTCGTTAGTCAGTAAGAACATTTCCCTTGTATTATTGTAATAAAATCCATGCTTAGCTACACTCAATTTATTATTAGGTTGTCCGATTTCCCAATAACCCCAATCATTGAGATTCTTAGGAAATGCTGAATTTCTAATAAGGTTATCGCCACCAATAACAACCCCACCAGTCATATCAATCCAAGAATATCGACTTGGGTCTCTAGAATCAGCAGCTTCGAAATCAGTATAATGACCAATGTATCTGATTTTATTGTTAGTATTAACTAAACTAAAATCAGAACGACCATCAGCAGAATTAGCATAAGCGAAATGTACATAAGGTGTCCTACCGTCTGCGCCTGGTTTACCAGGAACACCAGCTTGACCGTCTTGTCCACGCCATTTAGTCCAACGATATTTTCTTTTATCGGTTGAGTCTTGTTGAATATTGTCAACATACATACCAATGTAAAGCTTATTAACGTCAGTCTGACTAAAACCATCACCATTTTGATTGTCGGCATACGCAATATGTGTGTAAGATGAAACACCATTTACACCATCACGTCCAGGAAGTCCTTGGTCACCTTTAGGGCCTTGTAACCCGTTAATACCATCACGACCTGGTCTACCGTCTTGACCATTCTTAGATACAGTGTAGACAGACTCTGAAGTGTTATCAGTGTAAGTCAAGGTCATTCGCATCCAAGTGAAGTTGAGTTTCTCAGTTGGGACTTGTCTAGACCAACCACCAGTAGGTCGATTTACACCGTCGTTAGATGCAGCGTAATCCACAACTGTACTTCGAATACCGACACCATCTTTACCTGGGATACCGTTAAGACCATCATTACCATTACGAGGAATATAAACCTTCTGAACACTAGTCTCAACCGTATTGTCAGTATAAGACCAGCTTGTCTTAGTCCAGAACCATTTCTCTTTTACAAGAGTTGGAGGTTGTTCAGCCCAAGCAGTAGGTTCAGTCTTGTCTGAATCTGATATACCATAGCGAATGGTTGTTTGCCGAATACCGACACCATCCTTACCAGGTTTACCATCTCGACCAGGAGCTCCATCGTTACCATTACGACCATCAGCTCCTTTAGGACCTTGTTCACCACGGTCGCCTTTAGGCCCAGTTTCACCCATCTTAGCTACAGAATATCCTTGTTCAGTAGTACCATCAGAGTAGAACCAAGTAGTTCTTGTCCATAAGAACTCGCCCGGATTTACAATAGGGATATCAGGAGTCCAAGTACCGTCTTCAAATACAATATTCTTAAACCAAGTAGCATTACCATTATGGTAACTATTAAGACGAATTTCATAGTCACCTGTAGGTCTGTTGTGGGTATATTTTGTACCTGTTCCTGTATTTGAATCTGAGATAATTTGCCAAGTTTTTAACGACGCATTTATAATCCAGAGTGTAGCATTATTACTACTTTGTTCGAGGTTATGAATGTTAGTCCATACACCATTAGTCTCAGCAGATAATACATATGTTTTTCCTTGTTCAAGGTGTACTGTTTTACCAGTCATATATATATTATCTATAATAGTGTTAAGCGGAGTAAACTTGTTCATAAAAGATGCAACAATACGACCTTCAGGTTTATCTACACCATTGTTAGATTTACAATATCGTAATGTTGTATTGATGATACCAACACCATCTTTACCTGGAAGCCCGTCTGCACCATTAGACCCATTCTGTGGAATATAAGTTTTCTGATATCCAATCTCGCTTGTATTATCAGTATATGTCCACTGAGTTTTAGTCCAAAGATATTTACCCTTCACAAGAGTTGGAGGTTGAGGTGCCCAGTTAGCAGGTTGAGTATTCTCATTGTCTGAAATACCATAAGTGATAACTGTAGTACGAAGACCTACACCATTCTTACCAGCAATACCATCATTACCACGATCACCTTTTTCACCCTTATCACCTTTGATTTTAGTCCAAGTATATCTTGTAGGGTCATTACTATCGGCTTGTACAAAGTCGGTATATTGACCAAGATATTCCTTGTTAGCACCATCACTAACATGAAAGTCTTTACGACCGTCAGCGGAGTTGGCATAGGCAATATGGATAAATGTTTGACGACCATCACGTCCTACAGCACCAGGTGTACCAGCGGCGCCGTCTTGTACGTTAGAGAATGTAACTTCGGTTGTTGCGATTAGTGCGCCTTTTTTAGTTGTTACTGTTGCATAATATGTAGCCGTCTTAACAAAGTCTGTTGTAGATACTGAGATTTGTTTGTTGGTAGAAGAGAAGTCACTAAACCCTGTTTCATTACCATGTTTCATTTTCCATGAAATTGCGTAATCGTCAAGGTTAAGTTGTTCTGTTCCTTTTAGTAATTTCAAACTTACAGCAGAAATACCATACCCATTAACAAACTGAGTACCGTTGGACGTTGATGGGATTAGAGAATATGCGTCCTTACCATCCTTGACAGTAAAGATTGTGATGTCGTTTTGAAATACGACTTCACCATTATCCCAACCCTTAACTTTAACAACAATCTTCTCTTGTCCAGCGTAATCTTTAGACTTGATGTCTAGGTAGTCGCCAGACCCGATAACTTGGTCATTTACCTCATAAGTGAAATATCGACCAGTATCTTCTTTCTGTAATTTGCCACCTTTATACAATCTAGGATAGAGACGAGTCTCATCATCGAGGGACTTGAACGCAATACCGTTCGAAGTGAGGACACTCATTGTATATGGTTTAGCATCTTCAATCATACGAGCATACCTGTCCAACATGGAGCTCGATAGTTGGCTTGCCATTTCGACAACATTGGATACTTCAATCTTGTACGTTAATGGTTTAGACAAGGAAGTGGAAATCTTTTCAACACGAACGCGAAGTAGAAGACCGTTTAGGAAGTTATTATCTGAAATATAGATAACGTCACCTACCGTCAGTCTATACTTCTTACGAATCTTTTCGCCATCCAACTGAATTGTGTATTTCTTGACACCGTAGGCATGTTCCATCAATGCTTTAAGGCCAGCTTGATAAAGTCCTTCATGGTCTGAAGCGTCTAAATCAGTCTTAATCTCTTGTACAGTCCAGTTATCACACTCGTTAGCGTGAATCATAGACGGGTACTCAAGCATTGCTAGAGGAGCATACATTGTTGTGGAATTACGCATCATGTAGAACTCATTGTGTTTACCATCTGAATGTTTAACAATATAGTTCTTTCTAGCACGATAATAATTACCGTCTTTATCTTTAATCTTAACAGCTGTGTATTGTTTGGTTCTGTCATGAGTATAAGACACACCTTTTACTTGTCTGTCCATATATAACATAACATCTTCACGGTTTGTACCAATACCAGAATATAAATCTGTACTAGTTTTAGCTTTAAAGATATTAATCCTAATATCTTTCAAACCTCGACCATCTTCAAACATTGTAGGAATGATTTGGCATTCACCACCGAATGTTTCAACAAGGTTTAGAATTGTACCATAGATATTAGTTGAACTAGAAATAGATAATACTTTCTTAACATCAGCCAGTTGATTGATGTTAATACGAATCTTAGTTCTAGTAAAAGCTTGACACAAATCAAGATATTCTTCGATGGTATAAGACATTGGTTTCTTTTCATCTTGTTTGAATTCTTTAGGATATTCATTGAGCAATTCCATAGATGCGTTTTCACACTGGAACGTCATTGAATAATCGTTTTGTGTCATATTACGAACACTCATAAGGAAGTCCATATCCTCAAATGTAAAAGATACGAACATATTAGCCTTCAAGTGTTGTAGTCTATCTTGTAATCTTTCATTTACAAATTTATCGACAGTGAAGTCAAAAGTAGCAGCATCACCCTTCAAATACATTTCTAGAGTGTCGTTGTAGAACTTCAAACTTCCTGGGATGGAGTTATCAAGATGGTCGACAACTTCCAGATTATTATTGTGAATTGTAATCCTCATTTTGATTTTTCCTTTACTGTAGATATTGTTCGTTGAAATCTATTTCTATTTCAGGCAATTCACCCTTCATCCAGCTAGAGAAACTGAATTGTAGTTTGGATTTACCCTTAGGTAGAATGACCCAATTAGAACCTTTAACGACTTCGGATTGTGAGATGAATCCTTTTTCAGAAGTACCATCTGGAGATATCCACACTTCACCATTCCAGTTGTCAATTGTAACAATAGAATTTGGTTTGTATTTATTATCAACATTGGCATAGCGGTGAGTGTTAAGTTTAGTAAAACTCAAAGACTCAAGAGCCATTACTTCGACTTCGGGCACATTATAAACATGTCCCATTTGGATAACAATCTTACTAAATCGCATTGTCTTTAGTTTTTCATTGGTATATCCCCACAAATGCCCATCCAACATAAAGGTTAATTTAGAACCTTCTTTCATAAACCAAACATCACCAGTTCTGGTATTGAATGATTTATTAGCTGGTTCGTATTCACCATTGTTAGCATGGAACTTACGCATCTCATACCATTTTTCTTTACCTTGTTCGTCAACCTGGAAGTTTGCAGTCATGACATTACCAGAACGGTCTGTCTTACCAATTTCATATTGTGCAATTACCTCGTTGCGGTCACTGATTACACCAACACGAATAACTCCAGTTTGTCCAAGTTGTAAAGCGTGAAACTTAGCATTAAAGTCGACACGGAAATCAGTACCACCCTTTACACCATCACGGTCTGCAGGGATATCAATATATCCGATAGCCTCAGCCCATTTGTTTTCAAACCCTTTTTCGTCATTCCCAGGATAATGCACGCCATTTGTAATATAGTCTGCAGCACCAAATCCTGATGAGGGGTTGTGTTTATGAGCCATTTCTTTAATCACAAGTTTATTTACAATTTGTGATTTTTCTGTCGGAGCAATACCAAGAACAGGTCTACCACCAAATTGGTGACGCCCTTCTTGTAACATACCCCAACCTTTAGGGCCAAAGTCACCTTTCTTAATTTGTAAAAGGATTTCAGACCCTGTACCGTCAACATAACGAGGAGTACCTTCTTCGGTAGCCTGAGTAGACCCTAATTCCATTACTCCATTTTGATTTACGATACCAATCCAACCGATGTTAGTCTTATTCTTAATTGTAATAATGGGATAAGCTTCAGTATTAGCTGGGTTATTGATGTCTACGTAAATACATTTTGCTTCGGTATCTTTTGTGAATTTCGCATACTCAGTTTGTGGCCCTTCACTAGACACAACAATACCAGTATCCGAATGCCAAAGTCCGTCAGGAACAGTGAATGAAATAGTACCACTCGCTTGTTCCTCTTTAAGACTTTCAGTAAACGAGAATTGACCTTCAGAGATTACATCGTAATATCCATTAGGTTCGTCCTCAAATCGTAGATGTCTTGTCCCATTTGGGAAATCAAGAGCACCTGTCATTTCACGTCTAAAGCGAGCACGTTGGTTAGTATCAGCAAAAATCAAGAAATCAATCTTGATAGTTTTAGCACCTAGTTTTTGATAGGCGTGCTGAGTACCATAACGGTCTGTACCAGTAGACGTTGTATTAGTTTTAGCACCACCAAGACCTCTATCAATCTTGGTAACACCACCACGATAACGTTCGATAAGCTCTGTTATATTGACTTGGTCTGAACCTTCGCCTAACAGGATATCGAAATATAGTTCAGTAGAACCACTCATTAAGCGATACCTCCATTAATTCTGTCTTGACGTGCTTTGTATTGTAATTGTGCATCAGCCATACCTGGAGCAAGCACATTGTTAATACGTTTACCATCAATGTAAGTATTAAGAACTTGACCTTCACGAAGAAGACCAGCTTGTTCTTGATTGACAACATTGAGTTCGCCCATTTGTCCGTTAAGTGTTTCAACTTTACCGATAAGGGTGTTGATGTTGTCTGAGTTTGTGAGCATTTGAGCAACTTGTGGATTAAGCAATGAGTATTGTAGGTTAAGGGCAGTCTGACCTGTCAAGAGTCCAGAATAATCTGTAACAGCTTGCAAAGCAGATGTCTCAACTTGACTCATATCAAGGATAGGTTTGATTTTAGGATTAATATCCATGTTGTCATAATCCATATCATTAACTCTATCAACTTGATTTTGAATTTCGCCCATCAAGTTATCCATTGCCCCAATTACTGTAGGTGCAGCAGAGCCCATACCGCTAGCAATTGTTTCTACAATGGTTTTACCTGAATGCTCAACCTTACGCCAACCAGCTCCAGACATAGGACCTTTCTTGGCTGGTGAGTTAGGAATATGTGCTTTAACTGTAGCCCAAAGGTCAGAGATAGCACTTGTAGCTTTACCAATAGCGCTACGAATACCACTAGCAATAGCATCAACCATAGAAGTACCTGCATGTGTAAGTTTAGAAATAACACCACCATCTGGTGTCATTGCTGATTTCGCAGCATCAAGTACACTTTTAGCTGCATTTGAAACAGGATTTCTACCTTGGTCAATACCACCTTTGAATGTTCCAGACATCCTGTTACCGTGACCAGTAACGTCATTTTGTCCGAACATAGATTTAGCTCCATTTACAACACCAGAAGCAGCACCAGAAACCATACCAAGTAAAGCATTGATACCTCGTCCAAATGTACTTGAAGTGTTGTTACCTTGTGATGTCATGTTAGCTGCACCAAAGCGTCCACGAGCTCCACTTACAACACCATCAACTGAACCAGTTACATTTCCTAGTCCATTTTGAATTCCTGTTGCGTAAGACCCAATGTTACCCAAACCAGCAGCCTCAAATGATTGGTTCATTTCCATAGACTGTAGTTTAGTTGAGATTGAGTTAATTGTTGCGATAATATTATCTACAGCAACTGTAGCTTCAGGCCCAACAGCAGGCATAGACTGCAAGTTAGTTGCGATGTCTTTAACCTTGTTGATGATTGAGTTCATGTTGCCCATGTTAGTGACAGCTTGTTCGCTAGGAGCAGAGTCACCCATAGATTTGGCCTTGTTCATGATGGTCTTCATATCATCCATCTTATCACTAACACCTTCGACATCAATAGATTTCATACTTGATGCAGATTTAGACGCATCAGATACTGAAGCAAGAGCTTTAGCACCATTCTTAATACGTGTTACCGCACCAGAACCATCTGAGAATACAGACAAGAAATCTTCTTTAAAAAGATTAGATGTAAGAACATTGGCAAGTTTCTTGACGACGTCTGCTGATTTTTGCATATCCTCTGGAGAACCAGAAGATGAAATCTTAATTGCAGTGTCAGCAAGGTCTTTAACATTAGTTACAATACCCTTCATAGCAGACAACTGACCAGAAATCTTGTCAGCTCCACCACTAATAAGACTACCGAATGCAGTCTTGAGAGTATTCCAACCGATAACATCGCCAAGCTTAGCTACAATCTGACCAGCTTTAGTCATCGTCTCGATATCACCAACGCTAGCAATAGTAATAGCAGTAGATGCTAAAGATTGAATTGATGTTGTGATACCTTGCATAATCATGATTTGTCCAGCAGCACCCTCAAGACTTGTCACGTTTGACATAAGACTCATGAATGCAGACAAAGCGCCTAGAATAAGGGCAAGACCAGCAATAACCATGACAGATGCAGCCAAGTCAATTCCAGCGTATGGAATGAGACCAATAGCTACATTTGCTAGAGATTGTAGAGCTTGAATAATACCATTAGCCAGAGCAATTGTTGTAGCAACACCAAATCCAGCTACACCACCAAATATAGATACTACAGTTGCCAATGCAGTGATTACAACAAGGATTACACCTAATGCTAATATAGCTACAGCTCCAGACATCAAGTCACCAATAGACAATGGGGCAAGAGAAATAACAATATCGCCCATACCTTTGAGAGCAGGTACAATTGTTAGAATCAATGCAATTACAGGAATAACACCCCAAAGTGCACCGAATGACCAACCAGCAAGAAGAGCAAGTACACCAAACTCAGTTGTGAGAATGAATAAGACTTGTCCTAATGCTGCTATTGCTACACCGCTTTTGAAGAGTTCACTTACAGATAAACCTGCAAGTAGAGCGACAGTTTCACCCATTTGTTTAAGACTCCAAGCGATTGACATAATCAATGGAATCATAACAATAATACCCAAAAGAGTCATTGGGCCTGTATTACCAGCAAGTGCACCAAGTACACCAATTATAGCGGTCGTTGCTGTGAGTACCACAGCTAATACACCGATGGCTGTAACTGCAGACATAAGTTGTCCAGACTCAATATCAGCTAAAGGAATAACTGATTTTGAAAATTCCTTAAGAATAAACATGATAGCTGTCATTGTACCAAGTGCTACAATAATACCACCAACAGTCTTAAGGTTTGTGACAAGTTTAGACATACCGATAACGGTTGCTGTCATAACTGCCAAGACAATGCCCAATATTGACAACGATTCTCCGCCAGCACGAATACCTTCAGGTGGTAGATCAGCCAATTCAAACAAAGCAAGAGCTGCTTCTTTAAGAACATAGACCAGAGCTACCATTGTACCAAGAGATACAAGGATACGACCTACATCCTTCATGTTTGTGATAAGTTTAGACAATCCAATAACTGTTCCTTCAAGAGCAGCTAATGTAACACCAATCATAAGTAGAGCTGTACTTGCTGCAAGCATAGAACCTTGGTCTACTTCTGCAAGCATTTTGATTTGTTCTGATAAGAGCCAGATTGACCCTACAATAACAACCAATGTTGCAACTGCAGCTGTGATTGATGATTTCTTAACATTCGCTTTTTGCATTGCGATGATGATACCACCAATAGCAGCAAACACACCAGAAAGAAGGACTGATATTGTTGTAACTACGGCAAGACCAATACTCATTTGTTCGACGTTAAGTTCTTGTCCAAGTTTAGATACTGTACCAGCTAATAGGATAAGACCTCCTATTTCTACAGCAAGTAGAAGCGCAGCTTCTTTGATGCGTCCTTTGTTAGAACGTTGTAATTGGTTACCGTCTGAGAACTTGTTGATTACAAAGAATATAGCAGAGAATAATCCAGCAATAGTTCCAGCAATCCATACGAGTGTACGTCGTCCTTCTTCAAGACCAGCCTTGTCTACTTCAGCGAGTTTCGCTACTGTACGAGAAAGTAATATAAGACCTATAATAACTTCACCCATAAGAGCTACTACTTGCCATGAAGCACCTTTACCACCACCAATACCAAATCTAGCTTTACCAGGGATACTTAATTTGGCGGACATTGCACCAGACATGAATTCGACTGCTGCAAATAGACCAGCGATAGTCAACGCAAGCGTTTTAAGTGTTTTCGTTCCTTGTTCGATCTTACCTTTGTCGATTTCACCGAGACGTTCGATAACACCTACAAGTTGTTTAAGACCTAGAATAAGAGATAACAACACACCAACAGTAGACCACTTGGTATTACCAGTTGTGACTTTAAGACCACCCATACCTGAGGCCATACCAAGGTTCTTACCACCAAGCTTAGCACTACTAGCCGAACCGTCAACACCTACTGCAAATGTAGCACCTACAGTAAGCATGAACTCTTCAAGAGAGCGCATTACTGCTTTGAGTGCGGTAATACCATACTCAATTGATTTCTTCTTAGCTGCAATCTCTTCAGGACTAGCCGTAGAACTAAATACATCCAATGCGCTCAACAATTGTTTGAATCGTGACATTAAGACATATAAAGTAGCAGCAGTACCTAAAGTTTGATTACCTGTCGACGCCTCAAGACCAAGTTGGAATTGAGGGCCTACTTTTATACCAGCACCAACCTTAAACCCCATAAGGGCCATGATAGAACCGATAACAACAGCAACTTTCTCAAGTTTAGCCATACCATTATCAAGAGTCTTATCATCAATCTTATCTAGGTCATCGATAATTCCAAGGAGTTTCTTAACAGTAGACGCAACCACAAACATTGTAGCGGCTGTACCAATAGTAGCTCCAGAGAACCCAGAAAGCCAAGTAGCACCAACGAGTTCGGCCATAATAAGTCCCATAATCTTAAGAGACTTCATAGCTTTATCCCATTCCATGTCACCAAGCTTAACAAATAATCCACCCAACATCATTACAGATGATGCCAATGAGATCATCATTGTAGCAGATGCCATTTTTTTAAGCAACTTACGTACTTCAGGGAATCCAAGTTCCTCTATCAATTGTGATAAAAGACCTGATGCTTTATCACCTACAGATGCAGCAGCTCCAGCTCCAATAGCTTTTGCTTTTTGGATACCCAAATAAGCTCCAACTAGGATTGTAGCCATTGCAGCGATTGCTCCTACAGATTGTAGAAGTTTATCTCCAGGAATAAGAGATACCACAAATAACGCACCAGCAAATTCGAGCATTGCCATACCAATTGTCTTGAGCGTATTTGCTTTAATGTTTTTCTGGAAGGCTCCAAGAGTTCCTGACAATTGTGAAAGGATACTATTAGAGTCACCAATACCAAATATAGCTTCTTTCAAAGCTTTAATTGGGTGTAAGATATTTTGGATTAGGTTTGAGTCTTTAAACTTCTGCAATTGTTTAAATAACAAGAAGAACCCTGCAAGTTTAATCGCAGTATTTCCTTGCAAACCATGTCCAACTGTATCAAAGAATTCAGCCAAATATGTAAATACTCGACCACCTACATCCGATACAGTTTTAAATCTGTCAGCAAGCCATTCTAAGAGATTACCAATTCCTTCAATACCAGACTTGATTAGAGCAGTCTTGCTTGAGAAATCGATATTAGAAAATGCTTGTTTTATGGCACCCCAGAAACCATCAAAGACAGTTCCTAATGTTGAGAATGACTCCTTGAGTCTATCAACAATATGCCATTTTGAAATTGTGTCAAAGATTTTACCGAGTACAGTATTTGATTCTCCTGCTGATGTTTTGAGTTTATCAAACCCACCAGTAACAAGACCTACAATACCAGAACCCAGTTTCTTAACACCATTACCGATTGAACCGATAATACGTCCAAACAAATCAGATACAGATGTGGCTTCTGAAAGATATTTTGTATAATCTTTAACAGCTCCACCAGCGTCTTTCATTGCTTTAGACAAATGCTTTTGTGTACGTTGCATGAACGTAAGTTTTTCTTCTTGTTTGTCTACACCATCGCCAAGTTCATCGGCTGAGGCTTTACCACCAAATAAACCATTTTCGAAGACTTCTTTAATATCTTCTTTTACAGTCTTGAGGATTGATGATAGAGACCCCAACTTGTCAGAAATAGGCATATCGAAACTTGATTTGAGAACGTCAAAGAACCCTTTGAGTGTATCCCATACAAGTTGTAGAGGCGTAAGAAGAAGTTTGACAACATCCAAGAACCACTGAACAGCATCTCCAGCTTTAGAGAACGCTAAAGCAATCTTGTCTGTTTCTCCTGGTTTAGGGCCTTGTTTGAAAGCCATAGCCCAGGCTAAGAATTTATCAGTAATATTTTTAAAAGCGTTAGCCATACGTTCTAGTAAAGACAAACTGTTTTCAGTATTAGGGTCTTTACCAAAACCAAACATCTTACCAACATCTTTTAAGAATTTACCAATACTAACACCAACCTTATCGAAGAATGCGTCCATAGGAGCATCAATTCTACCCCAAAGACCAGCTAGTGTTACAGTGACAGCATCGTAAAAGGTTTTTATCGCATCACGAATTGTCAAGAATGCATTAACAAGACCAGACGAATCCATTTGTGATTTGATACCAACAAATATACGTCCAATGCCATTAAACACGTTCGCTATCATACCAGCAATAAGAATCAAGTCCTGAATCATATTGTCTGGGATAATAACATCCAATGCTGCCGCAATACCCTTAACAACCATTTTCACAACACCCCATAGACGTATAAATACTTCTACAATATTGTGAATAGCTAATGTTACTTCAGGTCTGATACCCTCACCTACATGGAATAATTCTTTAAGATAGTCAGTAATCTTGATGATTGTCTCAGCTATCTTAACAAATACCATGTTACTTTTGTCGCCATTCTCAGCCCATTGCCTAAATATGCTAGACTCTGGTATCATTGCTAATATGGCATTCTTAACACCCTGTCCTGCTAATTTAAGAGACTCGAAGAGTTCAACAATTGCAGAAATAAGGTGTGTACGACCATCAAGCTGATTGAAGGCATGAGCAATTTGTGCAATCATATTTGGAATGAAAGACACAGTTTTGGATAACACCTCTGATACTGGTGTCCAGATAGCCATAGCTTCATCACCCTTACCAGCAAGTTCAACCCACATCTTAGACCAAGCGTCGTTTACAGCTTCTTCAGTAGTTTCCATAGCTTCCTTGAATGTGTAAACGTGTTCGGCCATCTCTTGATATACAGGGTTATTTGCATACTCTTCCAATGATTGCATCAATACTTCATTAGTAAGCCAACCATCTTTTAGATGTTCTACAAATAATCCTTGCACACCAACAGCATCTACTTGTTCTTGTGTAAGCGTTCCTTGAGCAATGGCTGCTTGAATTACCGCATCCTTATATCCTTTGGTTGCCAATTGTGCACTTTCCAGCGACATCCAGTTTTGTCGGTTCATATAACCCATTTGTAGGGCTTGTTGAACACCAAACTGTAAGGCTGTACCAAATTGTTGTGTTGATGCACCAGCAGAGGCTGCCAAGTTACCAAATCCTCTCAAAGCGACATTGGCTTGATCCAATCCAATACCAGCATTGACAAATTGTGCCAACGCTGAGTTCATTTGTTGTGAATTGTATTTGGTTGTTTTGGCATATTGTTCCAAGTCACGCATTGTAGCGGTGATATGGTCTTGCTCTTCTTTACCCAACGCTGCTACCAAGATACGAGTTGAGTCAAGTTCTCGTTCATATTCTTGATAACCTTGAACTACAGGAGCAAGAGTCCATTTATTTAACAACGACGCTCCAGCAGTGATTGCACGAGATGCAATATTACCCAAAGCCACCGTTGCAATACCTTCCAGCATTGAGAATTTACCTTTAACGCCCTCAACACCAAAACCCAATTGTTCCATTGAGTTTTTAGCATTTGATGCTCCAGATTGAATCGCTCCAAATCCAGAGCCAGCATTTTCTCCAACTCTACCCACAGCAGATGCTGCAGTGTTGGATGCATTACCGACACCTGTCATCTTCTCCACAATGTTACCAAGAATTGGGACATGTGAGACTAGACCTGCAAGTTTACTTGACAGAGAACCTGTCGATTTCTCAACATTATCAACAGATTTACCGTTGATTGAGTCCATCTTTTGTTGGAAGTTACCAACATCTTTAATGGCATTTTGAAGTTTCTGTTGTAAATCAGCGGCGTCGAGTTTTAGTTTATAAATCTGTTCTTTTACTACAGAACTAGGCATTAACTACTCCCTCCCGACAAACCTTTTGCAATATTACTTGTTATACTGTCAGTTCTAGGAGACACAAAGTCGTTTGGTCTAACGTAACCTCCAGTACGAGTGTAGTGTCCATTCACCACATATACAACAATAGGTTTACCATTCTTAGCTTTATGTGAGTTTTCGAAGATAACATCTATCTGGTCTTTACTCATCGTAATTCGTCTACTCCATGACGACTTAGTCAATCCCGACCTAACAGGAGTGCTCTCAACAATGTCGTCATAAGCTTTTTGAGTTTCAGCATCAACTACTGTATAGATTTTTTCCATAGCAGTTTCTTTTTTAAAGTCGTCGAATAAGTTCTGAAACTTACTATCTGATGACATTGAATATTTCATTTTGAATTAACCTGTAGTTCCCATCTCAGCACGTCGTTTAGCATTCAAGTCTTTGTACATGCGTGCAGTTTCTTCTTTACTACGTTTCTTCTTAGGTGCATTTAACTCACCTATAACCCCAAGCAATACAAGAAGTCTATGGATATTCCATGTTTCACAACTGTATGGTACTTGTGCATTCGCCATATACGCATAGATTACCTCTGATGTTAGTATACGACGACCACCTTCTCCCGATGAAGAAATCGTAGTTGCAGTAGGTTTACTATTGATGTATTCGATTATCTCCTTTATGTTGGATTCAGACAAATTGTCTATGTCGAACCCTGTCTTATCTAAATTCATTAATTGGACATAAGCTAATACTTCAATAGGTTCCACCTGCAAGCCATTTAAAAAGGGAAACGGTTTTTTAAACACCATCTCCCATTGACTAATAGCTAACAACGAATGCTCGAAATGGTATACTTTTCCTGGGAGAATCATGCTCGTTGTTTCGTCATAAATCTCCTCTGTAACTATCTCAAGCATACTTGCTACCTACTATTTTTTGCTACGACGTTGTTGACGGTTACCTTTATTGGCAACTGTCTCAAGCTGAGCGTTTTGACCCTTGTTCTTACCTGAACGACCTTCTTCAATCAATTGTGAGAAGAATTTACGTGCAAATGCTTCATCTTGGATGAAATCTACGAAGAGTTTACCGTATGCTTCTGACGCTAGGAATTCATCGCGAAAATCTTTCGTCTTAGTAAAGCGTCCATCAACATTCTTATACCCAACGGCAATAGAAACAAATTGCTCGATAAAGTCCATGATGCGGTCTGCGTCACCTGATGCCGCTACATCTTTAACGTAAGTCTCCCAGTCTTTATTTCCTGAGCGACCCATAATACGAAGTGCTTCGGCACTGTTAATGTGGAAGTAGAACTTCTCAGTGAGTTCCTCACCAGAAAGTGGTTCTACATAAGTAATTTCTTTTACAATCATTTGAATAAATCCTTTCTTATAAAAACAAGTTCATTTTGAAATTTTAACCAGTAACTACGCCAAGGAGAACCATGAGTTCTTTTGGAGTAGGAAGTTTTGGATCAGCATTGTCTGTACCATAGATAGCTTCTTCAACTTTCTTAAGCTTAGTAGCTTCGAGTTTAGTAGAGTCAATGATGATGTGTGCCATTGATTGAGTGTTTTCAACACCTGTGTCAACTGGAGTTGTAGTGAAGTCCCAAGAGAATTCAATAGCATCTGGTGAGTCATTGATTGTTTCAAAGTCTTTAGATGCAACACCCGCAGTAGCATTGTATACCAAGTTGATAAGGTAACCGTGACCTGTAGACTCAGTATCGTTACCGATAAGAGTACGGTATGCGAAACCGAATGATTTACGAGTTTGTGCAGTAAGTTTAACACCTGCAACGGCATCAACTTCACCAAGACAAGCTGCAAATTCATCAGGGTAAGTGTAAGCTGAGATAGAACCTTTGAATGATTCTTTCGCGATCAAGTTCAAGTATTTACCGTTGTTAGCGTATTTGGCTGTAGCGTCACCACCATCTGGTGATTCAGACACTTTAGTCAAACCATTCCAAGCTACACCTTTTTCATATGTACCAGCACTGGCCATAGGGAAAAGTACACCACGGTCTACACCTGTTTGATAAGTCTTTTGACCAGTTTGGTCCCAAAGCAATTTTGCCATAGAAATAATAACCTCTCTAATAATATACTCTATACGTCTCTTGATATAAACCATTGTCTACATCGTAATTGTTAAGACGTACATAATCGAATTTATCAAGCATGGCGTCCTCAATTGAGTCATCGTCCACCCTTGTAAAGAAATTAACAATATAAGACCTGTTAGAACGATAAGCTCTGTTGTTTGCTGACTCTACATCTAGGTAGTTCTTTTCAACAACAATGCAAGGGAATTTCAGTTGAGAACCATCTGGTTTCTGATAATATACCCTTGGACAAATCGTCTTAAGTTCTTCGATGAGTTCAGTATGTGTTCTAGTCATAATCTTTAATTGCTACCCCCAATTTATTAATGTCTTCAAGACTCATAACACCATCGGGTACAATACGTACTCGTGGTGGGTAATTGAGGATTTTACTTACAGAATACACTTGATTCTTGTAAATAACATACCAGATACGATTAACACGGTCTGTATCATCGTTGGCGAATACAAAAGAGAAGTCGAAGTTAGACTTAATATTCTCGTTGATTCGTTGTGAATCAGAAATATCATAGCGTCTATTTTCGACAATGTTAGCAGGGACCTTTCGATATCGTGTGTACTCGTACGAATATACACCAGGTTTAACCTCTGTCTCTTCAATACCGCGAACTAAGATATCAATTGTCGTCCTCATGCCACTCTCCTATATTCCATTTTGAAATTAGCCGCCTGTACGTCCTGTTGAACCTGGAGTTCCTGATGCAGGGTTAGCAGCTGCAGCTTCGTCAGCGTCTGAATGTTTAGACAAGTATTTGTCACCAGGTTTGTCTTGTTTTTCAACCCAGTTAGGTTTTGTCTTAAGGGCATCTTTACGGAATTTAAGCATATCTTCGTTAGTAGCTTCAGCGTCTGTAACTGTTACAAAGATGAAAGCACGTGGGATCATGATTGCACCTGAAAGGCGTGCTTCCATAAGGTATTTCATTTGGTTAAAGTCGATATCGAAATCATCGAATGTTACGACTTGTCCACCTTGAGATTGTCCGAATACGTAGTCATTCAAGTTACCAATCAAGAATTTACCTTGAGGCATATCACGGAATTCGATAACTTCAGAACATCCGAAGTAAGATGCAAGGTCTGAGTTAGTTGCAAGACGGTTACCATCGCTTGATGCGCCATACAAGTAACGACCGTTCTTATCTTTAAGAGTTTTAAGTTTAGAAAGGTCGAATGGGTTGATGATAAGTGATGGAGAACCAGAACCTTGGTAACCAGGAAGAGTCTTGATTACATCATCAACAACTGACATCCAGTTTTGTGAAGTGAGTTTGATTGTGAAGAAATCATCATCTTTAGTGATTGGACGAATATGTTCTTCGTTGATTTTCTCTTTGTTTGGTTTACCACTAATAATAGCTTCACGACCATCACCAAAGATAGCAGCACGTACGAGCTCTTCTTTGAACTTGATTGATTGTACTTGTTTCAAGAATGAAACTGCATCAATACCGTTTTCGCGAATATCGATTACGTCATCACGGTCAATTGCTGTTTTGTGGATGACAGTTTGTGGTGTAGTTGTACGATAGTACAAGCTGATAAGGCGTTGATTAAGTTTTTCATTACCTTTGATGTAACCACGAGCACGAGCTTGTTCTTCTGTCAAGTCAGCATAAATGTTTTTAACATTTGGTGAAGATACAGCACTGAATTTGTTGAGGATTGTTTCAACATTTTTAGCGTTAGGATTGTAAGCTTGAATACCTTTTTGCAATTGTGCTGCTGGGAACAAGATATCAATGTTAGAGATACCATGTTGCAAGAATTCACCACTTGAATCTACACCAGCCAAGGCTGCTTTAATTGAGCCTGTACCAAGAGCTGCGGCTGTACGAACAGCATCATCAGCAAGTTGTGCAGCATGTGTCAAAGTGTCTTGTTCTTCAATTCCATTTTGATTGAAATGATTTTGTTTCATGTCTACTCCTGAATGTTCAATTTCTTCTTCGTCTGTGTCGGCTTCTTCGTCAGAATCATCTTCAGAATCGTCTTCAGACGCTTCGAGTTCATCAACTTCTTCATCTTCATCGTCTACTGGTTCGAAGTCGTCTAGGCTAGAGTTAACCAATTTATCTTCTTCGATTTCACCAGCAACAGATTGAATGATATTGATAGCCATAGCTTGTTCATCACTAAGAGTTTCAATAACCTCAGCATCTTGTGGTGTAAGTGATTCTACACCATTTTCAAGCATATTAGTGACTACTTCGGCTTGGTCTTCTGTGAGAGTATCAAGTACTTCTCCAATAGTCGCCATTTGTTTCTCCTCCGAGTTGGAATGTTTCAACAAGTCTTGTGTCAGACCTGTAGTGATGAAAATCTCATCGCCGACTTGTCCGTCACCGTGAGTAAGAACCTCTTCGATGACAGCACCAGGATTTGCGCCCTTGAGTACTAGTGACACTTCATAGATTTCTCCATGAATTACGTCTTGTCCACTCTTTTGGATTTTACGAGCGCCAATTGACATTTGATTCACGTCTCCGTGTCGCAAAAGCTCTTTGGCATCCTGACCACGTTCTGTTTCATTGAGATACCCGTAACCGTACACACCTTGGTCATTTGAATGAAGAAGGATATATCCGATTGTATCTCCTGGTTGAGAATAAGAATGTTGCCAAACCAATGGTACTTTTTCTCCAGATAACCCAGAGAAGGCTCCATGACGGATTGTTACACCGTCTGAACATTTGAGATCATTCTTCGTAACCCAACCAGCGAAATCGTATTTTTGTGGTTTCATTTGATACCTCTGATAATGTTATGTTTACGTTTAAGATACTTAGCATTCATCTTAGTATCCATCTTGTAGTAACGTCCTGCAAGATTACCCTTATTGGTCGCTACAATCTTATAGAATTCGTAAGTTCTATCTGGAGAAGTTTTAGAAATGTTGTAATACCCAGACTTTTCAGCTTGGGATTTGAAATTTTTATCTTTCTCAAATCGACGCATTAGTTTGTAGTCTGCACGTTCTCTCTTTTTAGAGAGTTTGTTCATCTTCTTACTAAAACGTTTCTGTTGAGGAGAGACACTAGATTTCTTTCTAAAGCCCCACTTCATACCTAAAACACCAGAATGATTTAATTCATTTTGATTTTTTTTTTTAGAAACAGTAGATATAGCGGCTTGATAATCGAAAGTCGCAGATTGTTGGATATTATTCTTACGTTTCTTACGTTTGTAGTAAGACTCATTTTCATTTTCCAAATCTCGAGTACGAGCAGAGTTACGACGACGAACAGACTCACTAGCATTCTTACCAGATTCGTACATGTTCTCCATCTTACGAGTGTTATTCTCTTCGAGTTTAGAACCTTTGTTTCGAGAACCAATTCGTTTATTCTCTGCTTCAAGGTCTTTAACACGTTGATTCCACTCGTTATACTGCTTAGAATTCTTACGACGCTCATCAGGTGATTTAGACATATGGTCTTTCATCTTACCTTTGTATTTACGAATAAGAGCGTCATTACCAGACTTCATGTCACCGTTACGGAATTTCTCACGAGTGTTTTCGCCGATAGCATCACGAGAACGGTTCTTATCAGATTTCTGTTTAGCTTTAATATCTCTACGTGTTTCATTGCGTTTGATTTTAGCTACAGACTCTTCAGCTTTCTTACGCGTCTTGTTACGTTTTTCACGTTTATCCATAGCTTTACCACGAGCATTGTCAATCTTACGCATTTTATCTTTTTCAGATTTAGCTGTTTTACGATTGCGTTTCTCGCGTTTATCCATGGCTTTACCGCGTTTTTCATCAAGCTTCTGAGATTCAGTTTTTTTGTACTTACCTTGACCGTATCGTCTATCAAGTTTGTCTTGAATACGTGCTACAAGTTTCTTATCGATTTTACGCTTCTTATATCCAGCAGAAGCCAAAGCTTTATCGCCAGATTTCTTACCAAGAGTACCAGTTGTTGTTTTAGAAGTAGTAGGAAATACAGTCTTCTTAGCAACTCGGATAAGATTGCTTGCTGTCTTAGAAACAGCTTTAGCTGTAGGGCGAACCATGTTGGATGTTGTTTTGGCTGCTGAACTTACAGTCTTCTCAGACTTCTTGTACAAGTCACCAAACATGTCCATAACAGAACGTCCAGCACGACGAGCTTCGCTTACACGACGTTTAGCCTCTTCAGACCATTTACCGCCATGAAGGAGAATCTCGTTGTTAGGGTCAATATCTCTTACTGACCATTCTTGTTTCTCCATTATTACCTCCTAATAGGATTACCTGCTTCATCAACAGGATTGCCCTGATAATCTACGTAGTTGCCGTTCTCATCTTGATAGACATACTGACTAGGGTCATCTTCGCCCATGCCAGTATCAGCTTCTTGTCCAGCAGTTGCAATACCACCCATTTGGTTACCATCTGCAATATTACGGTTGTAAAGCTGGTCAGCCAATGGGTTGGGGTGAGGTTCTTTGCCAATGAATTGACGAATCTCATTAGGTGTAAGAATCGCATTACGAGAGAACAAGTCTGCAGTATTGGCAAGTTGTTCAATAGGAAGAATCTTAAATGGGTCACGATAGAACTGAACAATTTGTCCTTGAGTACGAGCAGTTTTACTAATAAAAGCAACATTGACTGCATCCACAATAGCTTGTAGGATTGGGTCAATTACTCGGTTGTAATAAAGGTTAAGCTCTGCACCAGATTGAGTACCATTGATGATGTTCTCAGTGATACCAATTTGGTTGTAGAAATCTTGCTTAAGTTTATTAATATCCTCAAGTGTGTTGTTCTGAATGTTACCCCCAGTTGGAATGAATTTCTCATTGTTATCCAATGTAGCCAAACCATAAGTAGATTTACTCATCTCGGCTTCCAACTGTTTACGACGTCTATCCGCTTGTTTCTGATGATAGTCAGAGTTTGTCTGATAAGGGAATTGGATAAAACCATTAATCTTACCAGCCGCGGCATTTCTGTCTTCAGAATTCATCAAGTTAATCTTTTGTTTCAAGAGTTGAAGAGTTTGGTTACTATCTTGTAGAATACCACTAAGTGGAGACTCAATAATAGCCACATCTTCTTTCTTAAGAGATTGTTCGAATTCCAATCCAGTATCTTCGTTGTAATATCGCACCTTGACACAGTCAGTAAACCATTGAGTAATTTTACCTACACGAACTGACTCAACATCGAAAGTCTTTTCACCATCCATGATTTTATCAGTGACAGTTGGAACGATAGCGATAACACCTTCATCAAGTAGAGACCACACCAAATCAATAATGAATGCTCGTCCAGTTTGGTCAATGTTCGCCTTGTAAGTAAGACAATCAATCAAACCAGATTTAATTTCATTTTGATTTTTTGTAAGTGCGTCAATCTTCAAGTGTTTGAACTCAACTGTAGATGCATCAATAGCAATACGGTTGATAATAGATTTAATCAAATCACTACCATAAGAGGTGTTCATTGATTGAATGTACGAAGGAGAATGATATGTCGAAATCGATTGCCAATTGGAACCAGGTTCGACTGTGAAACTACCATTACCCATCGCGTTCGCAGACTCGTACGTTTTGTACGAATGTAGCAAAGTCGACATATGTTCACCTTTCTACATAAACATCTCTCTATTACGAGTCATCGCAACCCAGGCATCCATAAGAGCAGCCACGTTATCGATTTTCTCATCAGAGCGACGCTTATCTAATTTGTAGTTACCATTGTTATCCTGTAAAGCTACAGAATTACCCATGGCGAATTTCATCAGCTCTTCGTCGAATATCAACATACGAGCCTCTGCAAGTGCTTTGATTTCACCCAATGGTACAGACTCGGTCTTAACACCTTGTCGCACTGTCTCAACACCATACTCACCGTTTTCCATACACCAACGGTCAACGAAAGCTCCAGCGTTGTAAGGGTCAAACCCGAATGACAGAACAGCCCAGTCATGTTCATGAATGTAATCACGAACATCTTCGTATACTGCCACCCAATCCAAGAGAGAACCAGGCATGATTACCAATGTTCCTTCTTGTTGTAATTCGTCGTATTTATACCTTGTTGCGGAAGGGAGTTTGCGATACTTAGACTCAGACACATAAGACCTTGTCTTGATACCAAATCTCTCTCCACCCAAAGGAAATACCCAAGTAAATGCCCAGAAGTCATCCCCTTGCGATGCATCCATACCCATAGAACATGGCAACTTATCATAGTTCTGATAAGCGTGTTTTTGGATCTCATCATAAGTAAAAAAGTAAGTGTAACCTTCAACGGGGATACCAAAACGCTTAGCAAGGATATCATTCCTTGTAGCAGGGTTGGCTTCAGCACGTTTAACGTCACGCATGTACGCGTCGTAGGATACAGTTACTCCGATATTAGGGCTGGCTTTAATCCAGGCAGAAGGGTCATTCACTTCGTTCAAGTCATCTAGACGATAATACCAGATTGATGTATGAGGGTCTTCGTATTCGCCTCGTAGGATTTTCAACAATTCCATTTTGATTGAGTCACCTACAGAGTCACGAACCGTACCCTCGGAGGATACTGCCAGGATAATGTAATCGTCTACACCACCCTTGGCTGCTGATTGTTCTAGTGCACCGATAACGTCCTCCTTAACGTCACCAGAGAGCCACTCATCGACAGTACAATACTTGGCACGAGAACCTTGTAGTTTATCAATACGCATTGGACGAATCTCAACATATGAATTGGTAATCTTATTCTCAATACCCTTCTTAGTTGATGCCAACTTAGCTTGTGTGTATTGTGAGCGTGACTTGTTAGAGCCATCAGTCAATACAGAAAACAACGGACCACGAGACTTGGCAATGGCAGTTGAGAAAGGCATCATAACCTCTTCCGCTTGAGCCATTGTAGGAGCCGTTGTGATTTGTTGTGTTGTTTTTGTATCAGTTAATAGACCATATGCTTGGATAGTTGTCTCGTAAAGTGATTTTGAATTACCACGAGCGATAATTAAATACTGTTTATTACGAAGGCGTCGCTTCTTGCGAACTGTAATTCGACGACCAGTAGCTGGGTCGATTGTGTCTTCCTCCGAATAATAGTACCATGACAATAAGTCTTCAGCCCACATCTTAAATGTTGGGAGAAGTGTCAAATCGGTACCGTCAGTTAGAGTCAGTTCAGCTTCACAGAAACGGACATATCCATCAATGGCATTTGGGTCATAGAAATACTTAGGATTAGCGATGTCACCATCAATCCTGTTCATTTGGAGTGAGATGTTCTCGCATACTCTAGTCTCGCCTCTTAGAACTGAGTCGCGAAACTCACCATAATATTTCGGGACCATAGTATTAGATAACATAAGTTACTCCGTTATTTTTTTTTTCCACCTTTAAGCTGTTTATTAAAGTCGATATAGAAGTTAGTAAATCCTTTAATCATATCATTTGATGATTTAAGACTTTCGTAGACATCTCTGTCTTGTTTATAGCGTTTAATATTGTTATGGTTGCCAGTGTATGTATTTGAGTCTTTATCGTATGATACACCGTAGTTTTCAGGTTTAACACCATTACGATAAAACATCTTTTCAAATCCATAATTAGCACCAGCGTTAAGACCAACAATAGCAGCAGTTGTAAGGATTTTCTTACGACGCTCTTTCTTAGCTTGTTCGGCTTTTGCACGTTCTCGTTGTGGAGAATATACCAAGGACTCGAATTCGCGTTCAGCTTTAATACGTTCGTTACGAGCTTTAATTGCTCTAGTACTCATACGGTCACGATGCTCGTACTCGTAAATAAACTGGTCTTCACGCATTCGGTCGTTAACTTTCTTAACATTACGTTTACGACGAGGGTCTTGGTGTTGCTGTGCGGCGATTTGGTCGTTAGGGTCTTTCTTGCGGAACTTACGTAGAATACCTCCTGTTTTAGGATTACGCATTGCTCCAGAAGAACCACTAAAACGACCTTTACGTCTACCCCATTTCATACCCAGGATACCATAATGTAGAAGGTCTTCCTGAGATTGTTGTTGAGCAGAAATGAGGACTTCGTTGATAGAGTTAGTTTTCACCATTCTCCACCTCCATTCTAATCCTCCATAGTAAATGCTCAAGCGATTTTTCTAAGATTGATTGTTGTTGTGATGGCGGTGGGTCAAACATCAACATAATATATTGGACGACATACTGTTTACCTGTTTCCAATAGATTTTCATTGTCGACATCTTCCCATTCCATTTTGACGTCTTTGTCCCAATCACCAGTCCACTCAGGCTGCTCCATAACCAAACCATTTTGTTTGAGTGTAAGGAACGCTGTAGAGATTAATGACTCTAGAGAGAAGACGTACTGTCCATCCACAACCAAATCTTTTGTCAACGATGGGGCTCGTTCGACAACATCTTGTAAAATAGATGACATTTAATTACCCCATAGAATTGTATCGCCTGGTGTTCTTTCGACATACTCTTCCTCTTTGGGTTTACCATAGTGGATTGTATTGTGTGTCGCAATAGAACAACAGATTAGGTTGTCTTTATCGAAGAGTTTCTCGACATTCCAATTCTCGATGTCCTCCTCGAATAAAGGGTTAATATGGTGAACGATAATAGGTCCTTCGATTGGTAATCCTAAGATACCAAGGTCACAACCTAAATCTCGTTCGATGACTTCATCTCGCACGCGCATCCATTCACGCGACTTGTAGAATCGATTGGACATGTGACGAGGAGAAGTAGCATTACCATCTAATAACATTAGATATTCTAGTCTAGCATTCCAGTCTTCCTTGTTGAGGGCTAGTTCTGCTGACCTAACCTTCCATGAATTCTCCTTCAAGCCAATCGTCTCCTTCTTCCTTGTCGTGTGAAGGTAAATATCCAGCGAAAGCACGCATTGCCTCCGTATACGCCTCGTTAGACTTACGTTCAGAGTTGATAGCTTCAGTTTTAGCCTGGAGCATTTCGTTCTGTAGTCTTAAGTTTTCTTCTTTTAGTTGATTAGTAGGTGAAGCACGATTTAACCAAAACACAATTTCGGCTGAACTGGCTTCACCATTACGGAGACGCTCTTCGGATACTTGCATTGCGAGTGCTTGCATCTTCTTGTCATATTGTTCAGGGGTCCGTCCCTGGATTTTTGGTTGTAGTGTTTCATCCATACTCTAGTTCCTATTCAGCGTCAGCTTCCTTGGTTGCAAGATAGACTTGTTCTACAGAGAATTCTGAGTTAGCAACAAAACCACCTTGTAGGAGTTCGATGAATTTACCATCAGCAGTTTCACGACCTTTGAACTGTGTACCTTCAGGAAGTACATCCTCACTTGTTGTGTCGTCTACTGGTGCTTTACGTACAATTACACCTGCTGGTGCAATCACTTTATAGTGATTATACATGGGTTTCTCCTTACTTTTAGTATAGTTTTTGAGACATACCTATCTCAACCACACACACTAGCCGTACCAACGACATAGAACCAGCATAATAAAACCCAAATTTAACTCAGAAGGAATGAAACGTACGGAGAAAGGATGAAACCCGTATTGTTTTTTAACACAGTATTGCTTACATAGTGTGTTTAGACCTGTAAATATGGCTAGTGTGCATGACTGAAATAGGTATAGACCTAAAATCAGTTTTCAAATTTTTGCAACGGGGAAATTTTCGAGAGATCGGAAGAGCACAC